CCTCTCCAGTTTCTCCAGACGGTTTACCACTGGGAGTACGCCATTTCTGGTCTGACCATTTTTTTAAACTCTTTTGAGCTGCTGCTAAACGCCTTTTGTGAGTGGGCATTACTTGTACCCTCCACCTGCAGCTTTATATTGTTTAGCCAGCATCTGGGCTTTTCTAGCACTCCACTGCCCCGGATTTCCACCTTTACCTCCAGCCTTTATCTTTTCAAACAAACGCTTTCGCATACCGGGTTTTGTGTAGTTACCAGCTTGGTTCACTTTAGATGCGGCTTGAGTCCTTTTTGAATTAGAAGGCATGTTACCACTTCACCTTATCCGCCCAGTAAGCGGCTGAAGATTTACCTTTTGCGATGTTCTTTCCGTGTCTGGACTTGAAGCTCTTTCGCTTCTTCTTCATCCTGTCGGACTCTCCAGACTTTGGTTTCCCTGCAGTGCTTGCACCTTGTTCTCCAAAGCGTATAACGCCCTCTTTGTTTCCGTCTTTATAGTAAACTACGTGAGACTTCTTGGGGTGGCTCGGTGTTCGTTTAGGTTTGTTTACGCCAGACAGACCTAACCTTTTTAAAACCGCAGCTCGGCGTTTTGCTTTCATGTCTTTCATATCAGACCTTCTGTACTAAAGCCCTGCAAGATGTTACCCTGTAAGCTACCTCCCTGCCCTGGTAGCCCTCCTCCACCGCTAGACGGCAAAGAGATTACAGCATCCGCATTGGTGTTCACCGAGCCAGATACCGCTAGATTGATTGTGTATGTGCCGACTACATCGGGGGTAAATGTAAAAGTGCTAGACCCTAATCCTGCTATAGTTCCGCCTTGTGCAAGATAAATGTTGTCTATTTCCGCAGAGCTAAGTGCTCTACTCCACATACCCACTTCATCCATAGAGCCCACGTAGTTGCCCCAAAAACTGTCTACATTTAAGCCGATTCTTAAAGGAAATGCCGAAGTGGGCGTAAAAGGGATTGTACTACTGGAAGAAACCATGACCCCGTCTACATATATTTCTGAAGTACCTCCAGAAGTGTAAACAAACACTATGTGATGCCATGCTCCGTCATTCAGCAGGGGCCCAGCGGGTGCGATTGTTGTTATCCCAGATCCCGCGTCCTTCAGTTGCCCTGCAATCTGGTTGCTCTCTATATAGAGATGAAACCCCTCCCGTGAGGCTGCGGTCGTATTTTTCGAGATTAAAGAGGCAGTGCTTCCAGCAGTGCTTGTGCTTGTTTTAATCCACAAAGATATAGTACCTGTTGACGAAATAAGAGATGCTGAATGGGGCACCTCAAGATAATTGCCAGCAGAGAAATCTAATGCGTGTGTACCCACTTTACCCGCGACCTGCGTAGCTCCAAAAACCGAGGCTGTATTACTGTTACCACTAGTGTCTGGTGTGCTAAAACTGGTAGAGGGACTGAAAGCAGGAGCAGAAAAAGAGTACGGTGTAACAGGAGGATTATTCGATGTGAAGAAGTTCGTGCCTGTACCCCCTGCCGCATCATTCAACAGGTAGAAACATTCATTAGGAAATGAGCCCCCAGTAAAAGTAACAACGATAGAATCCCCAGTGCTCGCTGCATAATCAAACCATAAAGGGCCACCACCACTTGGTAGGGTAATGTTTGTTAAAGCCGGGGCACCGTTGACGGTCAGGTTTACAAAGTTGTTCCCATGCCACCCGTCGCCGAAGGTATCACGTAATCCTATGGAGCCAGTTGGACTAGACACAGAATTTAAAGTATCAAAGTGCCATAGGCCCACATTGTTAGTCATATCAATGGGAGTCGTAGCCCCGCTGTCGGGGAAGGGTATGGGTGCATTAGCTACTGCACTACTGCCAGGGACGCTAATCCATTTCCAATGGTAGTACAGTACAGCACTGCTGGCAGATCCATCAAATGTGGCAGGAACGCCGGGGTTGCCTGTAATGTCGGGACAAACGGCGGTGGTTGGTGCAGACTCGTGAACGACGGAGCCAAACTGTCCTTCTAATTTAAGTAAAGAGGGGCTTGCAGAATGGACTACGCTGCCTATTTGACCTTCCAATTTTGAATTGGACGGGGTAACGCTGTGAACTACGCTACCTATTTGACCGCGTAAAATAGCCATTAGACCACCTTATATCGAAACCGTACCGTCGTTCCGCTAGACCAGGCACCACCCCCTGTGGGGTCAACGGGTGCGGTGCCGAAAGCATACGTGGTATCTCCAGCGTTAGGCACCGCATTATCCCCTGCGGTGTAGTTGCTACCAGAACCGACCCCTGCATTGACCACGATTCCGCTACCACTGCTATATGTATGACCGGTTATGGCCGCTATCGAAGGGGGTGTAATCCCTAACTGAGTCGTCATGTTGGTGACTTCTGTGACGCATTGATCCAAAGATGAGGGAGAGGCTTCTTGTGTAAATGTAGAGTTTGAGAAAGGGTCTGTATTAGTCACAGCAAAGTCATCGGGGCCGCTGGAGGGAACCCATGTGCCTACAGTTCCGCCCGCCCCTGTACCATCGTCGTTGGGTGCTAGTCTAGTCACAAACAGAGGAGTCTCACCTGAGTCGGAGGTGCTGTTGTAAACAATGATACCCCCGTAGTAAGTTGCTCTTGTACCACCTGTGAAGCCAAAAAAGGTGTAATTACCTGCTGTTTCGGGATTTTGCGCGTCGGTAAATTGTGCCGTGGCAGCTACCCCATTTAAATAAACTCGACCTGACCACGGGTCAGCAGTCATATCGTACTGTAAAGCAAGAAAATGCCAGTTATTTATAGTTAGACCCGCAAAATTTGCCTTAAAGTTACTATCGACGTAAAGCTGTCCGGTCCCACCACTAGCATGTCGAATCGCGATGGTTCGACCTGATGAACCTCCCTTGACTTCAAAAATAAATGTGTTGCTGTTGAGCGTTCCGTTTGCGTAGAATGGAACGCAAAGCCAACCTGCTGGAACCCAAGCCTCAGTCGGTAACGTGAAGCTATTATTAAAAAGAGCATCATCTTGCGCCCAACTAAACCGCGTGGGACTGCCGGGGTAGGTATACACAGTCGTCGAGTCCGGTTGGCCGTTAGAGCTAGACGTACTTTGAAAATCCCAGCCCATATTAGTTTCTAGCTCTAGTGATGATTCTTGGCCCCACGGCCATGACCAATGAACTGCCATTTGTTTCTCCTACGGGATTAAGTCGGGGTAGTCGCTATTGACTTCCTCTTTTGTCTTTTCCTGCCAGTCGTCAGGAGCCTCAAAGGACGCCTCTGGTATACACAAAACAAACCTTTGGCCATCCCCTTTGTCGCAAAGAGGGGAGCTGCAGGGAGTTGGCAGCGCAGCTTCAACAAGTACACCCCCTTTTTCTTGGCCAGGAGAAGACAGATTGAGGTCTGCGTCGTGAAATATGGGCGTGTAGAAATAGCGCATTACATACTCCCGCCCTGACGTTGAAAGTACACTGTGCCGGTTGCCGTCCCTGCATCCACCCAAACAACTGCACTCGCATGGCGACCACTAATTTGTTGAATACGAGAGATGTACCGTCGAGGTACTACAGCCGAAGCTGTGCCGTTTACATTAAGTAAATCAATCTCAATCATGTAATCTTGTACAGAGCTAATGCCTGTAGCAGTGTCGAGTTTGTCTACTTGAATGTAACCCCAGTCAGCATTTGTACCCGTGGATGGAGCCTGCTTACCAGAGAATCGGACCTTGATGTAGAGTTTTGTAGAGCTGCTACCAGGGTTAGTGGCCACATCGATAAAGATGTCCAACTGCTTACACCCTTGGATGTTTACCGCAGTTGTATGAGTGTCCGTGTCGATTTCGGCGGCAGGAGCATTAGCAGCTACTTTAAATTGACCTAAAGCTCGCGCTTCGGTTTCTACTACATCACTGTAGCGCAACCTTGGAAAATCAGAATTAGACATGGTATCCTCCTAATAAAAGATAAATTAGGCGGCACCGACACGAGCTTGAGGAGCTAACAGAACAACACCAGTAGTAGCGTCTTTTTTAAGAACGATGCCGACCTTAGTTGGAGAGCCCCCAGGAGCTGAAATAACCCAGTCGCCCGCAGATCCACTCAAAGCGGCGAATACAGGAGAGCCCACTGCAGCGGCGGCAGAGGTATTTACATTAGTTACGATGTAGTTTTCGCGGGCAACCCCGGTTCCACCGTTAGGAATTTTTGTTCCTGCTACAAACTTTGGAGCATCTACAAGAGCAGCACTGGCTGCGCCTACGTCCAAAGGCTTAACCAATAAAAAGGCACCAGATGAGTTAACACCAGAGATTTGGACAATCTTACCTTGCGCGATGTCTGCACCAGTTTCGTTCATTACCTGCCACGAATCTAAGTAATCAGTCGTGGTATTCGCTTTAATTCTACGGGGCTTAATGGCCATTTTAGACTCCTGTTCCTAATCCACGGAAGTTGTGGGAAAGATAACACAAATTGATAAAAAATTGTAGGGGTGGATAATTTATTCGTCTTCTATCTCAACGTCTTCTTCTTTAACTATAGATTCGTACTTAGACTCTTGACCCATTTCACTAGCTCTTTCCCCTATGTCCGATATGGACCTAGAAATAGTATACTCTGGGTCATGGGCATATACCTTACCTAAGCCAGTTAACTGTCTTAGTATGTGCATTAACCCTTCTGTGTAACCTTGTCTTTCGCCCGCTTCTAGAAAAGGGTCGTACAACCTAGACATTTGAGTACCTAAGAATGGAGTGGCCCTAAATATATCTACTGCCATTCTATTCATACGAACGACTCCTTCGGGGTCTTTATCCTTTCTCTTAGCGGAGTTATTTAAAAATCCTGCAGCATTTAGCTTTTCTAGTAAGGCTTTCTCGGAAGGTTTTAGTCTAACATAAGGTGCCCGGTATTCCGCTCTAGCCCCTAAGAAAAATTCCTCTATTCGTTCTATTGCAGGTTTAGTAAGAGGGTTGGCCATTTCTAGAGCAGGGTTTGTAATGGTTTTCACCGCGGTTTGTATAGCATCTGTTGCAGATACATCCCCTTCTCCAAAGCCCGCCCTACCTGCAGTTACGGCAGTAGCGGATAGCCCAGTTAACATACTTAACAACATATTATATGTGTCCAAAGTTGTTAACCCTGGCATGGTTACAGCTTCGTGAGTTGGCGCATATCCCTTTAATTTTTCATACTGCTCGGAAATTTGAGAGTCTATAGGATAATTTGCTAGGAATACTTTGTTTCCCCCCTGCTTCCAATGAGGGTACTTAATGCTTAGTAAGAACAGGTAGTATTCTTCGGGGGTGACTTCCCCACTCTCTAACTGTTGCTCCATGTCGCTTTTTAATTTATCAAAAGCCAATTCTGGTGCAGCAGATGCAATCCTACCTTGTGCAATACCTCTACTAAGAGGAGACTTTTGCAACATGCTGTATGCAATTAAATCCGTTGGTTTCTCTAGTGGTTTGACAAAAGGGTCCATGAGGTGTCGCCCTGCTTGCCCCAAACTAAGTTTCCAGAAACGCCAGAAAAGGAATACGTTGTTTAAGTATTTAGCTTCCCAATCTGATAGGGGAGAGTCCCAGTCATACAGTGCTTTCTTTACGTTATCTGCTGCTTGCCTTGGGTTCATACCCTTTCGCATTACGAGGTCCATGAATAGGGCCACACGCTGTCGCTGCTCTACAGTTTCCGCAAAATTTTTATACGGCTCTCCTGTGAGAATGTCTTTCAGTATTTGTTTAGACTTGGGGAAATTAGACTTTGAAAGATTTTCAGACATCCGAGTGCTCAACGCCTTACGAATGTCTGTACCGATAAAGGTAGAAAGAACACCCTCTTGGACAGCAATCTCTCTCAATTCCCCCCACGTCTTTGCGTATTTTGCCCCAGCTCCTACAAGTTTGTCGGAGTCTTTAGCCACAGCTCTATTAAAGAACGCGGATAGATGTGGATTCAATACAGTATTAAAAGTGGAGCCTAGAGTTGTATCCTCTCCAAATTTCTTTTGGCTACGCGCCAACATCTCGTCTACCTTTTTACCGAAGAAAGGAACAAAGTCTGTAAGCGTTTGAGCAGAGACCCGTGTGGCTGTTTTAAAACCTACCTCTCCCCACATTTGAGAAAAGTTTCCAAAGAATATGTTGGTCCAGTGTCCTGGGTTGGGCAGTATTAAACCTGTAACTAAAGAGGTTTTCCAAAGGGATGCTAGGCCCGTTAGATTGTTTGTAGCCATTTTCATAGCCACATCTCCGGTGGGGTCGTACTGAATTAACTGCTTAGTTATGTTGTCTAAGCTACTAGCCGCAGTTTTTATCATACCTGTAGGTATAAAAGCCCTCTGACCCTCACCGCTTAGTTTACCTACTAATTTTAATGTAGTGGACACATCCTCTTTTGCTCGCCTGTATGTCTCTCTACTTATAGGCAGGTTATACTTCTGCAGTAAATCCAAAAGTCCAGAGAAGGCTTTTGCCTCGACAGCTCCATCTGCACCTTTAAAAGCTACATAGCTCTGGGCTGTTTCTTCCGTCACGCCACCTACTCTGCGAATCATATCAAATACTGCCCTCTCTTGAGAGGCCGCATTTGCAACTGCAGTAGCTCTAAATCCTAGCCCTCTAGCAGTCAGGTCTAAAGGTACAGAATCCTGACCCCCGCGGGTCATGGCTCCTATGACAGCCTTTTCTATGTCTTGATACGACGCATCTGGATTTTTACGTAATTGTTTTTTTACTGCAGCTTTTCCCAGATTTAAATACTTTTGAGCTTCCGCTTCTTTCCTGCCCTTGCCTAAGAAAGACACGACGAAAGCGTCTAAAGATTTTTCTCCTGTTTCTTCTGCGATGTTTCGTATCCACCAGGATTTAGAAGTCTCCCACCAAGAAGTCTTTCCTACATTAGACATCGTTTGTCTACGCCCTTGGATAGTCAAAGGCTCCGTAGTCGTCATTAACTTTTTCAAGTTTTGCTGCTTCATGGCTCCCGCGACTATCTTGTCGTACAACTTTTCATCTGGAGAGCGCATAAAATTAACCACGGCTTCTTTTCTTTTTATAAGGCTCCCCTCATCCGACATCTTTAGCTGCCTTAAAAGCTCTCTAATTAAAGGTGTTTCTAGGCCCCCTTCTTTGGCATACTCTACTGTTTCTTTAGCTAAGTCGTCTATGTACGCAGCTCGTGTAGCGTCATCAACCTTATCTATTCGCTCCGAAAGGACATCCGCAATCTCATTTGTAGAACGCTTAAAAAAGCTGTCCATAGAGCGTCCAGCTTTTACTACAGCCTTAGAAGTGCTGCCAAAGGCTTTTCTAGCAGGGTCTGCAAAGTCCCTACCGATTTCTGCCATCCTAGCCATACTTCTGGAAACCCAGTTTACACCGCTAATGTTAGTAAAGTAATTTATGAAATCCGAGTTTTCTAAAACTTGTTCTGCTAACTCTATGCCCAGCTCTCGTTTTTGGCTCTGTACACCACTGTCTACTAAAGACTTCATGGCAATTTGTAGCTCATCGTACATTTCGGGAGTTACTCGAACAAGGTCAGAACCTGCATTTGCGGATTTTAGAGCGGAGCTACCGTTGTTTGCTACAAATTCTGCAAACGCACCCTCTCCAAAGGTTTCGTCAAACAGCTTGTTCACATCTTTAAAATCCACGTTCGTGTCGTACAAGTCGCTCACTTTTTCTTGCAGCTCTGGAACATTGTACTTTTTGGTCTTTACACCTAAGTTTTTCTTTAAAGAATTAGTAGATTCTAAGATGTCGTCTAGAGCACCGACCACCGTGTCGTAGAGTATTTCGTTATCAGCCTGTTGTGCGCTTCGAGCAAGCCAATTTTTATGTTTCGTATACGAAGCATTGGCCTCTTTCACACCTTTACTAAAAGCCTCATCTCCCATTCGGGCACTTTTAACAGCGACTTGCGTTAAAACTTCTGCCATTCTTCTAGATTTATCTGCAGCTTTTTGAGCTATCTCTGCTCGTTTTACAGCCACTTCCAAACCGGATTGGGCATTTAATTTAGCTAGAGCTTTTTGCTCACCTTGTATTTCATCTATAAGTTTAGCTCTCTTAGCTAGGTCGCCATCCGTTATGCCCTTTTTGTTTATGGACTTTTCTAGGTCTGCTAACTCATCATATTTAGATCGAAGTTTAGAAGTAACTCCTTTGTACTCGTCGGCAGTGGCCAGCTTCGGTTTGAATTGAGACAGCCCCTCTGCGTACACTTTTCTTTTTTGCAACTCTCTAGCCAGTAGTGCGTCTGCAGTAGCCTTAGACTGCACATATTTTAGAGCTTCTAGTTCATTACCTTCTGTGAGTTCTCGCAACTTATTAAATTCAGATATGCCCCCTTTGGGAGTCTTGCCTTCTGCTTTGGCAGCTAACTTATCTAAATCTAATTTTTCTATTTCAGAAATTGTAGACGGCGCGGCTTTTCTAGCTTCCTGCATAGCATCAAGTTGAGCAGAAACCTGGTCGTCTAAATTCTTATTTGTCTTTCCTGTAGCGAGTCTACTGGAAGTTGTTTCTTTGAGGACTGTACCGAACGAAGATTTTTGGGAATCTCGGATAACTTGTTTAGCAACGGCTGCTTTTTCTCTCGCTGTTTTTCCTGCCACTTCTGCTAGATTAGCCTTAAATTTATTCGCTCTATTTGCAGTTTTATTTAATGCCGCAATCGGTTTGATTGCTTTTAAACCTTTGGCTCCTCTAGAAGCTAAAAACCCTCCAGCCGCACCTGCAGGACCCCCTGCTAAAAACCCGGCACCTGCTATTACTGCTGTAGCTATATCCGGCTCCGTGAGAATAATAGGTATAGTTAAACCAGATCCAATAGCAGTGTTTATCCACCAGTTGTTGGAAGTCTCCTCACTAATAAGTCCTAAGTTTTCAGCCGTGTCCGTTATGTAGTCACCTATCTCCGGTATATAAGACATGGCTTCCTTACCCGCTTGAAGCTCTTTTAAATGCTCCTCGTTACCATACCCCCCGGCTTTTATGGCAGTAAAAATAACAGTAGAAGGAGCTATCCTACCTAGCCTCTCCAGCGTGGTTATCTTATTCTCCTGGCTATACGTCTTTCCTATATCGGACTTTTCTATAACCTCTACAGTAGAAGGGAAAAGAGTAGCTTCGATAGGTGCCCAAGCTCTCCAAAGCATGGAACTTTTAGCCCTATCTACTAAGTCATTTTCCGCGTAATTAGGGTCGCCTTTAATCCAAACTGTGTCCGTTCCTTGCTGCTCATCAATCCAACTGTTGATTAGCTTATCAGCTTTACGGCTTACGGATTTTTTAATGTCTTCTTTAACCTCGTCACTTATATCATCCCACTCTTGACCCGCCTTCTTCCACTTCTCTCGTTCTTCCAAAAGAAGGCTTCTTTTAATCTTCGCCTTATGTCTAGATATATTTACCCCAGTCTTCTGATTTGGAGACTGTGTAATGTAAAGAACAGGCTCCCCCCGGTCATCCATGTCCATATATCGACGCACATAAGCAGGAACTTTGATGTCCTTTTTAGAAGCCGAAACGCCACCTTGCATCGCTGTAGGAGGCTTGGCGGGTTGCTTTGGTTCCATAGGGAGAGGGAGCTGGGGGTCGCCGGTAGGTTGGGGAATTGTGGCTTGACCTCTACGGGCCTTAGCTTCAGCCAACTTTTCTTTTAAGGTTAACTTTCTATCTGTTTTAGGCTGCTCTTGTACAGGTGCGTTTGCGGGTTCCATAGGTTCCACGCTTTTTGCTTCCTCTGTTGAAGTTGCTTGCGTAGACGGCTCTGCTTCCCTAGCTTGTTTAACAGCAGCTAGTCGCTCTTTTAAAGTAAGTTTAGTGCTAGGCTGCTGTGGGGTTGGTTCCATCTGGTTCCTCGTCTACAGCAACTTGGCTTTCAGCTCCAAAAACCGCGGTTGGGGGTGCGGGTAGCTTAGGTCGTTTTGCCGCCATTTGTTGGGATTTATATTCAGAAAGTAAGCCTTTTAAACCCTTCCTCACAGACGGGGCTCCCTGTAGAAAAGGTTGGACATCTTCTCTTTGAGCCAACTGGGTAGCAATCTGCCTACTTCTAAAGTCTCTTTCTGGAAGTGCTCTAACCTGCTCTATTTGAGAAGTTGCTGCTTTAATGGTTTCAGAATCTCCAAACGCCTTAGATATAGGGTTCTTTTTCTGGAAATCCGAGAGTGCCTTTATACGTTTATCAGAGGCTTTCTGCAGACGTTCTTCCGCTTTTCTCATCATAGAAGAAGAACCTGTCCCATATTTCGTTCTAATCCGGTTGCGGAATTCATCTCTAAGTTCTGCTTTTTGACGAGCAACTTCTTCAGAATCTTGTACCGTGTCTCCCTCTAAAATCTCTAGACTAGGAGAATCGTCTGGCAAAGAAGGTCTTAGATTTCTAATTAAAATTTCTTTTTGAGATTCCTCAATACCTTCGTCATTGATTACTAATTCCACTTGCTTTTCTACATACGCTTTATAGGCATCTTGGTCTACGACCGACTTGCCCGAAAACTCATCATCCGGTTTAGAAGAATTTGCTTTAGCTGCAGCTCGAATACTTCTCGCCATAGCTTTTGTCTCGTCGGTCATGGCATCATTGGTTTCTAAATCTGCCATCTGTTCTTTATGTGACTGCAACTCCGCGTTGATTTGACGACCTGCTAAAGCCCCTCGTGCAGAAGCAAACTTACCGAGCTGATTATAGTAAGCCTTTTCTTCGTTACTCTCTGCATCCAACACTGCTTTCGACAGTTTGCCGTACTCCGTTTGCAGTTTTTCCTCTGCTTTTTGGATGTCTTCCCTAGCTTCTTTTTCAATCTCTGCTTTTTCAGCAAACGATAGACCATGTTTCTGGGCCATAACAGAAGCCGCAGATTGCGCTATTTGATCTGAACCTTTTCCCTCTAGCACTCCAAATATAGCATCCAAAGGTGCTAATCCGAAGTTCTGTATGTTCTCTAAAGTTCGTGCTCTAAAAAAAGATTGCACAGCTCTTGCAGTATCGTCTTTGATTTTTTTGTCTACAGCCATGCCTCACCTAGCCTTTGTATAGTTCAAAGAGTTGTTGTTTAGCTGTCTCATCCCCAGACCTAGCTCGCTCTTGTAGGTCTGCCATAAATTGCTGTTGCTGAATCTGCTCTGGAGAAGAACCCATAGCACCTGCCAGTGCTCTCGCTCCTGCAGTTCCTGCTTTAAACATTTCAGAAGCACCGCCTGTCAAAGCACCCGCAGCAGCCCGACCTGCGAGTTTTGTAGCAGCTCCTCCAACCTTACCGATGGTTTGAAGAACCTTAGCTCTTTGCTGTGCGCGTCTTTGAGCAGCAGCATCCGTCATAGCCCTACCTTGTGCGAGAGTCTGCTGGTACTTAGCTTGCTCACCCGCTTCCGCGGCAGCTATATCTTGGGGATTATAGGCTTTCTCAAAAAGTGTTTCCACAGTCTTTTGTTGTTGCATACCAACGGGGCTTTGAACACCTTTTGCGCTCATCGGTTTTCTGTTACCTGCAGCTTTTAGAGTCCCACTTATCAAACCCAACTTAGACTTTTGTTGTCGAGCAATCGCTTGACCGAGCTGGGATTGTGTAGGACCACCTTGTTTTAAAGCAGACTGATACTTCTGAATACCAATGTCTTCGCCCATACGACGGGTCTTAGCTGCATTTGCCATACCTAACCTACCTTTTCTTTTCCGCGGTGGATGCCGAGTTCATCTTTAGACTTGCCAGTGGCGGGCTGGTCTCCCCCATAATCTACACCAAGTCGCTGTTCAAATGCAGCTAAATCTTCTCCGATAATACCCTGCTCGGCTTTGAGCTTGTTTGCGATGATTTGATTAACACGTCGGTTAATCTCACCTCGCATATCGGATTGAGACATGCTCATTACTCACCTTCTGCGGCTGCTGCCGCTATAAGGTCTTCCATTTCGGACTCTTGATATACATCCTCTTGAGCTTCAAGGGGTACATCTTTAAAGTACGCTGGAGTTTCAGTTTCAAAACCAGGAAGTGGTATCGGTAGGTACTGACCTTTTGAGAATTTACCGGGAAGCGCTTCGGAAGTTTCGTAATCGCCTGTTCTTACCCTGCGCTCTAAAATTCTTTTGTAAGACTCTAACCTACTACGTAGTTTTGCTTCTGGTGTATCGGCAGCACTTCTGTATGCCGTTGTCTTAGATCTTTCTGGGTAGCCTCTATCTTTATTATTCTTTCTAAAAAACTCGAAAGCCTCTAGAGCTTGCAAATCTAAATTACGTTTTACACTCAAAGGTAGTGTCTTATAGTATTGGTATGGAGACCTAGCAGTGAGAGATTGTATATTTGCCTCTGGCGTAGTAGGGTCACTGCCCACAGTTCTAAAATAACTAGACAGATTAGCAGCAAATTTAGAAGCATTATCTACGCTTTCGTACATATCATCAACACGCTGTGTCATAGGTTGAACCACATTTTTCATAGCTTCAGACTTAACTGAGGGTCGAAGCCTAGCCCATTGTTGTCGTTCTTCTACAGAACTGTCAGGACCCGGAAGGACTTTAGAAATAGCAGGTTCTCTAGACACAACCTCTTGAGTAACCCGGCGGTCTGTTTCTTCTATGGTTTCTTCGGGGGATTCCTCCGGTTCGAACTCTAGGTCTCCCGATGATTCTGACTCCCCTACGTCTACAAGTAAATTTCTTCTTCGAGCATCTGCCGTTTCTCGCATGCGTGCCAGCTTGGATTCGGAGGCTTCTTTGTCAGGGCCGTAAGAAGACTCAATGTATTTACGAGCAGCTTCTTGGATAGGTGTTCCATCCGGGGTTTTTGTAATGCGGTCGCCTTTTAACTTGCCTGTACCAATAGCTTTTTTGACCATGCTTTTTTGGCGTTCTTTCCTTTCCTTTTCTGCAGCTTCAGCTTCCAACCTTTTACGACGAACTTCATTCTCCATTTCATCGCCGTAATCTACGGTGTTAAAATCCTTAGTTGCATCCTCGGCATCCGTAGCTTGTTTTGCTCTAACAGCTTTAATCGCCGCATCTTGGAGTTCTGTTTCAGACAGGTTTGGATTTTCTTTTTCGAGCTTTGCATACTGCTTGTCATACTCGGCAGCATCCTCTCCCAAGGCTGCTTCTCGTACTCCGGTTTCGGGGTCTGCCTCTCCGCGGATTTCGTCCAACTCCATTTCTCTACGGATAGAGCCCCCGCCGTACTCCTCCTCTTGGAACTTCACATCGGCATCGTAGTCTTCTTCAAAGCCCTTCTTAGGTTGTAGAGCTTCGCGGTATCGAGCACCTTCCGCAGCGATAGCTCTTTTAGCACCCTCGAAACTTCCGTATTTTTTCTCTAGGTCTGCACGTTCTTCTGCAGTAGTTGCTTTAGGCTCTGAAAATGCCTTCTGGTTAGAGGGCTTTTGCATAGCCTCTTGCACAATGTCTGTGGAAGATTTTAGACCTTCTAGTTCGATGTCAGGTCTCGCTTTTAGTTTACCTGCTGGCTTTCGAGCGTCTAACTTATCTTGAGCATTAGCCAGTTCAAGTTCTTCACGAACGGATTCTGCGTCTGCTGCAGTAGCCTTACGTTTTCCTTCCTCTCGACTTTTAATTTCAGCTTTTTTCAAGTCTACCAAAATGTCTTCGTTGCTCTCTTTTGGCATACGAGAAAGGATACCTTTTCTCTTTTTTGCAGCTAGTCTTTCCATCTTCTAAGCCCTCAATGCGACATAGCCAAAACGCTTTGTCGTCGTCCGAACGTGATAAACTTGATGTGCGATACCGATACCCGCATTATGCCATCCTTCAGCGAGCTGCACAATACAGTGACCAGACCATTTTCTTCTTTGTAAGCGGGATTCAGCAGCCGAAAAACTTATGCCATAATTTGTAGTTACTTGCGTTTGCGTACAACGCATTTGTCTTCGTTCATTAGATACAGGCTGACCATCTACAAATAGTTTTAAAGACATCGAGTCATTTTGAGCTTCCGAGTCTTCTGTGGGAGCTCCACCTGCTCCATGTTTAACATTCCGAGCTTCCGTTTCTACGTGCCAGAAAAGCAGAACATTAAAAGTTCTAGGCAAATAGAATTGTTTTGCAGCTCCTGGAATAATCAAATGGTCAGAATCTCTAAGCAAATAATCTGCTGTAGAAGCTCCCGATATATTATCTAAGTCTGCAGCTACTGCGATAGGGGCAGCTCCGTAGGGCGGTAGGTCTACTCCATTGAATACATTGTGAAAGTAGTCGTTACGACCTGTCGCACCCACTTGTTCAGCTAAAGTAAAAGCCCCAGACTGCACCATTGAACTAGAAACATCTACACCAGATGCGTTAGCACTGTCTAAACGCCCATTTAAAACTTCAAAATTAGCAGGTGTAGCTAAAGGTCTGTAGAGTACACCGTCTACGGCTTCAGAAGAAGCAGCGGTTCCGTCTACTAAAGGTGCGGGTGAAGGTATTAAAGGCATTACAGACTACCTCCGTAAATGGGAATAGCACTAATCCTCCATTCCCTAAGATGTATACTTGCAGTGCCTAAAAAGCGCGTTCGGCAGACTGCCGCCCCTACACTAAAAAGTGCTGTTTCTGCAGCAGCTCCCCCAAAAGGTGCATCTAAATCAGCTTTTGTTATTAGAGCACTGGTTGACATATCACAAAATATACCATTTGCCCTAGAGTTAAAAGCTGCTGAAGAAGGCACCCAGTGATAGGTAGCACTATTACCTTGCCAAAAAATAGATAGTCCGAGGCCCCCCCAATATAAATTCGCGTTACTAGGAAGTATAACTGCTACACTTACTTTTACTAAAAGTCCTGTACACATTTGACTGCTAGTAGCAGCTCCTGTAGTGGGCATAATTGTAAGCCCAGGTACTGGAAAAACTAATTGGGCTCTTGTATCTAAAGTACCTCCTGCAACTGCTATACCTGCCCAGCCAGTTCCGACTTGACCTTCTCCCCACCCTAAAAAAGTTCCTCTAGAGTTCGGTACAGTGGCGGGCGTTGTTGTGTAATCGTTCGTGTAGGCCCCCGAAACTACTGTAGGAAAAGGATTATCGTGTGTCATATTTACAGCCGCGCCTGTAGCGTCTGTAGACAAGTTGCTTAAAGTAATTGGAGATAGGTGTTCTGACCTTAAAGCTCCATTTGATATAGCGTCCGAAGGAAGCGCGTTTATGCTTCCACGGGTGTCTTGCAGCTTGGAGTTTAGAGAAGCTGCAGTAAGAGCTTCTCCTTCATCTAGGGGATCAAAATTAGGAAAAGGCATTAGCTAGAAATCTCCCATAGAATAAGTGCTCGACTACCCACCATTGGTACATATTTCTTAGATTCAATAGCTTGAGGTCGGACTCTTGCCACTAACTCTACAGTAGTATCTCCAGGAACAACAGGAGCTACGAAATCTATATTTACACAAAAGGTTCCAGTGTTACCAGTGTCCCTATCATAAGAGTAATCTAAAACATCTAAGTTACCATCTATGGATTCTGGTATTAAAGCCCCGTTTAATCGTATAGCAAAAAGTATGGGATTTAAACGGAGAGTGCCGCCCCCTAAAGTTAATTGAGAGCCCCAAAGTCTAGCTGTGATAAAAAGTAGGCCCCCTCTAGACACAAAGTCATATCTAAAAGGAGTTCCCGTATTTTGGTCCTGTATAGTTTGCCACGCGGTGTTTCTAGCTAGTATAGCAGTATTGTTATCCACAAACATGCTCTCTGCGCCAGTACCATCGTAGTAACCTTTTACATCCACCTCTAGCTTTGCATGTCGATAGGCTATGTCCTTTTCGTAATCAGTAGCCGTAGTGAACGCATTTCTAGCGAAGTTTTGCTCACCTAGTTGTCCCGTTATTTCTTCAACAGAGCTACGCATAGCCTCATTGGTATCTTCAGTGTTCATTACACCAGAAGAACTGAAATACTTATCTGGAAACTTCCAACTCATGGGGCCACCTGTACACCACCGCCATGAACGTCGCGGTCTTCAAAGAGCATACCAACAAATTCCCAATCACCGGAATACTTAAATTTAAGTTTAAAGACCTCGCACGAAGGCATGTGAAAATCTACCTTGACCCAAAAAGGTCTACGGCGCACCCAAGTAGCACCTGTGGAGCCGGTTATTGCTTCATCCCAAAAAGAAGGTGGGTCCTCTTGAGCATACAACTTAGGAGGATGTGTGGCTCCTGCAGTTGTTTCTATAATCGGAGATTCTCTCCAATCTCTGAACGCTTCAACAGTTAAGTCGCCTTTCTCTGTAGCTCGCATCCAAATATAGACTGTAAGAAGCGTAGACCGTCGCATTGACTGTATGGACTTGAGCCATGCTGTTTGCACAACAGATTCTCTAGCCGATGCTCTTGTGTAAGACAAGGCTTCTCTATCGAGGAGCCACAGGGAGTGGTCTGTTCCTCCCGACTTGGCGACTTCTCCTGTTGCGAGCATATAATTTCGATGGTCCTTTGTGACACAAACACTGGTTGCTTTGACATCGTTTCTCTGCCTCCAACCTTCTCCATCATATATCAAACAAAGGTTGTTAGTTGTGCTCCCATCTACAGGAACCCAGCATCTGTACTCGTCCATTTTTTTGTCTACTGCAGATACAGCTTGCTTTCTACGAGCTATATTTATTCTGTCCACCGTAGGTTGTACAACAATGCTGATAGGGTCTAGCGTAGTTCCAGAATACGCATAAAAGCCTTTTTCCCCTAACCAAACAGTTTGGCCGTTTCTCATAGTTTGTAAAGAGCTGGGGGCAACGCATCCAATGGTTGTGCTAAGAGTCGAAGCTCTAAAGCCATCGCCATCACTATTTGAAACGAATAAGAAAGTGCTAGAAGACGTAAAGACTAAAAGCCCTTGGTCTGTAGGCCATAGGCCCGTTACTTCATCTCCCGTAGGGTCTGGGAAGATTAAATCGTCTTCTTTAAAAGTTCCCCACTTACCAACTACGCTATACCGAACAGCTCCAGGTTGGTTTTTAAAATTAGCAATCCACAGTCTGCTAAAAGCTAGTTTACAGAGTTTAAACTCTGGAACAGGTATATACTTTTCTGCTTCGATAAGTAGGGAAGAATCCGGTATGTCATCTGGAAAAGAGTCAGTTAAGTTGTCGGGTATTGTAGAAAACTCTAAAAATCCTCCTCCAAAATTAGAAGGGATTTCGTAATACTTGTCATCACCAGAGTTTGACAGGTCTTTAGTTCTGTAAAGATTCCTACCAACGCAGTGCGCGGGGCCTTTATCGATACCTGACCAAAGGAATTGATACTTCAAAGCATCTATTGTTTGATCTGTAAGATACTTGTCTTTGGCTTGGTCGTCTGCATTTTCCATTTTTTCTAGAGTTACGCGACCAGAAGGAGGAGAAAGTGCAGAAAGGTTACCCCATCTATCTACAAATTGGACAGAGCACCTCCAACTCCCTTGCCTTAAAACACCCCCAAAGGTATTTTTATTGTTATTGCCCGGAGATATAACATCTGAAAATTCTGTAGTGCCTATCCGACAGTTACCAAAACTAGCAGCTAGTGTGACTACAGGCACACCAGGAGTGACAGGAGTTATTGTTGGCAACCCCCCTAAAGCATTTGCACCTCTATGCGCGTACCCGACATTATTTGGAGGGCTTTTACTCCCACCTACAACGATGTCCGTTTGTGGGCCTTCCCCGCTAGGAGAGCCAGGTCGTTCTGGAAATCCCAAAGGTGCTATGACATCCCCATCATAGAAATAGGCAATACCCCCTTGAGGCACGATGACTACACCATCCGGTGTGGACTCAAACTGCGTAGGAAACTGGGGTCTCAAAGAAAGAGATACGTCTGCATTTACTTTTGCAGCCACCCCGTTGGGAGCTAAAAGAGTGATACCAAAAGGGGCCCCGGCGTTTACATCCCAGCCTTTGTGCTCTTGTATCACAGAAAACAAAGTGGGAGAGCCTGTGTACACCACATGCCAAAGCAGTATGTCTCGCTCACCGCTCTGGAGAAGGCAGTGATACACCCCTGCGCTGCGAGCGAAATCTAGGCCAGGGTCGGGGTCAGCAGTAGCCGCTACAGGGTATGTGGGCTGATAAGGTACAGGTCCTTGAACAGAGCGCAGAGAACCCGTCTCAGTCAAGTACATATTCTCAATCTTAGAAGCGACTTCGTTAGGAGCGATTAACCTACCGGATTCGACTCTAAGTTGAAAAGGACCGACTGAATTACGAGTTCTCTCATCTGCCATGACCTACTCTTTCGATTTGGTGGTTCTCTTTCGAGTAGCTTTCTTAGGAGCTTCAACTTGGGGCTTAGAAACAAGTTTCCAATTTAAGAGGGCATCTGAACCTTCTTCATACCATGCTTCCGCTTCGCCAAAGGTACGGAAAAGACCGCGAACTGTACACCCACTTCTTTGTCGCGTAGCTAAACAAATAGCGTGCTCCAGCTCTCCGCTTTTTCCAGTAAAGGTGTAAATTGCTCCTGCGAGTACAGGGGCAATCTCAACTTCTTCTTCTACTTTTACAGTTTTAGTTACTTTTTTTGTGGCCATAATTTTATCCTTTTACTAATGGGAACTGACGACGGTATATCAGATTTCGACGTACTGATGCAACTCGCTTATTACGTGGCCTACTAGAAGGTCGTGCATCTCCATATCGTTTCGTCAGATTGTATAGGGCTCTCTCGTAGTCTGCTTGTGCAGACCTCTTAGCTGCCTCGTTACCCATCGCTTCATAAACATACTGCAACGTCTTGTTAATAAGCGTGGGGATGGCGTCACTGTGTATACGTGGCACATCTTTATCATCCACTAACTTTCTAGGTGTACGGACACATCGCAGGTCCACTTCATACGTTTTATCTGGAATCGGAATGAACCGAAGCGTTTGATACCCATGTATATCGCGGAACGGTCTATTATAGTCCGGTGTAACCGCGCCAGTGTCCGTGTAGGTAATGACATGCCCATCTACCTCGTCCAAGAAAAAGAAGTTGTCTGGAGTCTCGACCCTAATTCCTGCACCGACTTGATCTCCATCATCCGTTAAACGACGACGATAAATTCTTTTTTTAATACCAGCTCTTTGGTATCTCTGACGTGCATTATCATCAAACCCTAGCATAAAATCTATATTCGGTAATGTAATCTCTATACCATGATGCGTAGTAATTGGAGGTTGACCTGCTGTAGTATGCTCCAGCACTTGAGTAGATAGGGTTGTATTAGAAGGACCGCTTTCCCAATAGGCTTCTACTCTTGAACCTGTTGTATTTGCAGTTGTAATCGGCTGGGATTGATCTTGCGTTCTAGGGCCAGAAGTTGCATAAAAGATTTCTCGCTGCCCCCAAATGTACGTGAACAAATACTCAAACTTACCTCTTGGCTCCGGTCCTGTCCAAAACGGTAAAGAAACTGCGCTAGTTGCCACGGGGTCAAATGTAGGGGCTTGGAGTACCTGATACTCTCTACGGAAACACCAGCGGGGTACTCCTTGGGACTGAAGCCTATCTGCCATATTGAGAGAAGCGTACTCAGCTCTATCTTGACCTATGACCGTTAAAGGATAGTCCAACTGATTTCTTTTCAGTGTCATAGACCGAATCTCAATCATGTCATCGGGTAAGGCCACTTCAGAAGTTTGAATACGATAATTTAATCCTGTAGGTAAAACTGCAGTAGGCCACGGCTTTTCAAGGCTCATATAAGACCTGCCGTAAGCTGGAGGGAAACTGGGGGTAGTCCAGACCTCTCGAATACGAAAGTCGTACCAGCGACCATCTGCATCCTCTATGCTGACAGTTCTACCAGACCAGTTTCTCCCTTCTTGCCAGTTCAGCTTTGTGGTAGAGCTGGAATCCAAATCCTGCTGCAACACCCAAGCATCCGTAGGAAACACAGAAACCGTATCGCCTGTTGCGGTAGGTTTTGCATCAGGATCTACACTAAAGGGTATGATGTCTTCAAAAAATAAAAACGGGGCTTCTTCTGCAATCTGCATATAAGCTACGTTAATCCAACCGTTTGTGCGTTCGATGGCAACGGTAGACTGTGAGGGTGCCCAATCCGCTCTTGCAAATACAGCTTCACGAATACCTTTTAAATTAAAAATGGCACACCCCCATAAGAAAAGAGGGGAGTCCTCCTATCTTGAAGAACTCCCCTAAAAGTTTTTACCTAGACGGACAGTCTAGAATAACTGGAGCCAGCAGGCCCCCAGCCGCAGTTGTCGCGATGCCGACACCAAGAATTCTTGCTGTTGCACCTGCAGCTTCTGCAGTTCCCACAGCATTTGAACCTGGGATCAAACCGCCTGTTCCACCTACTGCATTACCAGAGTCAGTTAAAACTACTCCTTGACCAGATTTCAAAACCCATCCGAAACTGCCAGAAGCAATCGCGTGTTGAGCTACACCCACAACCAAATCCGCGGGCATACCTGCGAGGGTTTTTTGCACAATTAAATCGGCGTCTAGGGCACCCGCCGTAATTTTACGACAAACAACATTACCTGCTACTAGGGCTTCCGAGGCTTGAACGTAAATCCACACTTGCTCGCCTTCCCCATTTGTTCCTGCAGGTTTTAGAAGAGTTTGCCCAAGAGGTGCTTGAGCACCTTCAGCGGTTGTCGAAACTAGGTCAATCGAAATACCAATTCCAGTATCTATAGCCATGATAAATCTCCTTTAAGGTAGGTTTCCGCCGGTTACGGCGAAGTTACAACGAAGGTTATCACAGTACATGCCCATGCTAAGCACGAACTCGTAACGCCACATATCCTGCGTCGGGTGACGGATAGGGCCACGTTGTGCGAAGTCACCCTTGGTTTCCATCATAGAATCATGCCCCATAGTGTACAAGTGCCATGTGCTGGAGTGGATTCCGTAGATGAGACCGTTCGCTGCAGGTGAAGCAACGCCGCCGCGCTGACTAATTGCTGCGGAAGTGACATCGATGTACTGGTCAGAGTAGAACGTAGCACCTAAGAACTTAGCACCTTGACGGAGCTTGCTAGGAGCGCGGTCACCTGCTTCAGTAGATGGCGTGATGATTTGAACTTGGTCATCAAGGTCTTCTAGGTAATTGTCGAAGGAGCCCCGGTCACCAAAGAGCAAGTCAACATCGCCTTCTGCGTTAGCCATTTCTTGGCTCGCATCATAGTAAGCTGCTCGCATTTGCTTACGACCTTCTGCAGCGAAGGAAGCGATGTCGCGGTACTGGTTGTGCCAGCCTGTAATGGAGTTCTTTTGAACACCGAATACGGTGTCTGTTTGAGCTGCTGCATTTGCGTACTCAAAAGCTCCTCGTCGCGCACCAAGTCCTTTGGGATCGTAGGTTACGTTGCCGTTGAATGTTGGGAAAGAGCCTGCTCCAGCACCGTTACCAGCAACAAGCTGCTGTGCGATGCGCTCATGGAAGTCCATGATAGCTCGTTCGGGGTAACGCTTGATGAGTTGAACTAGGTCCATCTCTCCATTTGCTTCCCGAAGGTCTTGACCCGGTACGTCGTATGCGTAAATCATGGTCGCGGCATAGGTATTAGCGCGAACAGAATTCATAGTACGACCACCTGCGATAACTTCGTTACCAGTCAAGATGGGGGTGATTTGTCCAGGTCCACTTGGGACAAGAGCGAACTCTCTAAAAGGACCTTTTGCAGTGACCTTTTGTCCCTTCTTTACGATTGCATCGAAAGCAGGGTGCCACTTGGTGAAAGTCTCCGAGTAGCCAGGAATAAGTTCCTGCAGCGCGGTGACTAATACGTCAGGTGAAAATGCCATTATTTACCTCTTTCTATTAGAAGCGATTGCTATTTTTGCAGCGCGGGAGAGTTGATCTCTCCTGCTTAAATCCTGCATCCTCACCACCGGTTTTTGAGGCCGATGGGCTGGTGTCGCACCAGTCACCGCTTGCTGTGATTTAGAAAGCGATGGCTGCACAGGAGTCTGCGCCGATGGAACATTTTTAGCACCAAACTTTAAAGAAATCAATTCCAATGCTCGCTTATCTGGAACATTTTCTTTCTTTAACTCTAGTGCAAACTCTGCAGCGTCAGTCCCTAGTTTCGCTAATTTGACCGCGTAGTAGGGGTCAAACTCTTGCTCTACCAAGGTTGTAACTGCACTTTTAAGTTCTGGGTTTTGCTCCAGCTCCTCGCCATGTGTGTCGTAAAACTTAGTAACAAACTCCTCGACCTGCTGGTTCTCGTACTCCTCTAAAGATTCCTTAAAACCATTCAGCTCGTTTTCCAAAGTGGTGTATTTAGTCTCCCACTCGGTGTTCTTTGTTTGCAACTCGTTAAGACGAGGGTCCTCTTGACCATAAGAAAGAGCTTCGTACAAACGCTGATAACGCGCAGCATCTTCCTCGTGCTCTTTAATCTTAGGACTCCAGTAGCCGTTAATCTTCTCTGCCCAACCTCGAATGTCTTCTGGGAAGGCTTCGTGCTTGCCATCCCAATCGTCCCACCCAAATGAGTCGAACGTAACGGGCTCCTCCGCGGGGGCTTCCGCCTCCGCAGGAGCTTCTTCTGCAGGTGGCTCTGCAGCTTCAACGGGTTCAGCAGTTTCAACAGGGGCTGTATCTGTCGCTGGTGCTTCAGCTACTGCCGGGGATTCAGTAGTTTCTTCCATAACTTCTCCTATTTTTTATTTAGTGCAATTCCACGTTGTTGAAGACTCTGTAAAAATCTTCCTTCTAACTGGCTTAAAGCGTCAGAGTAAGCGTCTCTTGTAGGACCTTCTTTCTCTTTTTCAATCATATTTCTAAGAGCACCCATGGTCTCTTTGAATTTTTTGAGTACAGGGTCATCTTCTACAACTTCACTCTCTCTTTCTGATGACAGGTCTACGCCTCTAGCCATATCTGCTTTTCGCACATCAGGGCCAGACTCTTGTAGACGTTCTTCCATTCCAGCTTCTGCGTCACTTTCTCCGAAAGATTTGATGCCCCCTCCAGCTTGATAGTCAGAACTTTCGAACATGGTGCGTTGAGGAATGGTATCCATTTCTTCCTTAGACATATCACTAGATTTATACGTTACATTTTCTTCAATAACGTCACCATCACGGGCAGCTTCTATAATCTTTTGGATTCTTTCTTTATCCCTAACGATTGTAGACTTACCGCCCGTAAGACTAGAAGCCTTGTCACCGCCTGTAACTTTAATCGTGCCATCGTCTTGGGTCTCAAAGAAGTAATCTCCGCGGCCTTTCCACCTCTTAGGAAGTCCTTTAAATTTTTGTTGCGACATTATCTTCTGGGCAACTCTAGCGCGTTCTTTAGGAAAGTTCATAACTCCCTTAGCTTCACCCATTTTGGTATCACCAATTTCATCAATTTGCACATCTGAAGACATCATATCTTCTTTCATCATATTCTCTTTCATAATCAGTACTCCTTGTCGCCTTTCATAGCTTTACGGGCTACTCGAATCAGTTTAGCCATGCGAGGGACAGGGTGCGCTCCTTCCTCATCACCCATAACGGTGACCTTTTTGATTTTAAGGTCCATCACACCGTCGTCTTCTTTTACTTCTTCTTTATCTTCTTTGTGCTCGGAATGTTCTTTATCGGTTTTTACAACGTCGTACCCGTAATGGTCTAGCTTATCTTTGCACTCCTCCAGAGAGTCACAATCTTTCATAAGACATTCAATCATCTCATCTCTAGAATACTCTTTCTTGTCTTCCTTGTCGTAATCAGAATGTTCGTCTTTGCCTTTTTCTTCGTAATCTTCCTTTTTACCTTCACCTTCAAGGCTGTAGCCTTTTTCTTTGAAGCGGCGGATGACCTCCTCTGGAGGAAGATTCTCTTTCATAAGTTCTAGCAAACACTCCTCTGGACTTTTGTGATCGCTTTCATAGTGCATAATTAACTCCTAAGATTTTTTTGTAGCTGCAGCGGAAGCAGCCCGTTTTTGCTCAGCCATATCTTTACGGATGTTCTTTCTATAATCATCTTTATCTCGGTATCCCGCCTCTTTGTAATAGGCATCCGCGTTCTCTCTGGCAGTATGCTTAAAATCCTTCCACTGACTGCTAGATGAGCTAACCATCTCACAATCCGGGTTCTCCTTCAAGTATTCTTTGAGCTGCGTTTTGGTTGTAAAGGTCTTACCGATTTGTTTAATCCTCAAGGGCCTGTCATCACTAGGTCCTGCTTGTGCAACAGGGCTCACAATGCGTAATACCTCTCTGTCGCAAATCGGACATCTCAATCCATCTTCAAAATGTGCAAGTAGTTGAAAGACCTCCTGTCTTCCATGCTCTGGACAACGGGCATCATATAGTGGCATTAGACTCCCTCTCCTCCGACACCGCCTGATACGCTGCCTTCTTGTAAGTTTTCGGGGGTTCCTCCCCCGCTCATAGGTGTATCTTCTGGAGCACCTTGCCCCATCATCTGAAGAAGTGTATTCGGGTCAAGACCCTGCACGCCCTGTGCGTTTACTCCCGGTGGCAGTCCTTCTGGAGACATACCTGTCATACCTGGCATACCGGGTTGTGGCGGTGGCTGCTCTGCCTTTACGTTTGGCATGAGTAACAAGTCCAAGAGCTGCTGGATGAGCTTGTCTTGATTGACCATAGGGTTGTTCAACAACACAGGTGCAAAACGCTCCAACTGCTTGAGCAACACAACTCGGTTTGCTTCCGGGGCAGAGAACGGTACAGCTTCATAATCGTAATCCAAAGCACGCTCGTTTTCGTTCATTACCAAAAGCTCTTTGGTCAACTGCTCTACGTTGGGACTGTCCAAAAGACGAGCTGGGATAACCTCATCAGGACGCATAAACTCTTTGTACAACGCGATAACAGCTTCACCCATCCAAGCGATAACATCATATACCGCCTTCTGCCTTCGGGCGTTTCTAGTTCGCGTAGCCGTATCAGCCAGAGCCAGCTCTGTCGCAACATCTGACTGACCCACCATGCCACGGCTATAAGCAGGGATGCCCAAAACAAACTCAATGGTCTCAATACAACGCGCTCGCATTTGAGAAAAGTTAGGGGAGAACTGCGGAATAGGAGTGCTGCCAATTACGTCACCGATGCCTACCCTCGCCTTAGTGTCGATGACCCCGATTTCCCCAGGACCGCCGATGTCCTCTAACAAGTCCATCAAAACGGCGGGGTCATCGACAAGGCCCCCGTTAATAAGCATAACGGGGATTGATGTCTTAGAGTGCCACATCTCTAAGGTATCAATCTCGTTGAGGCGTTCTTGAGCAGTCTGAATCAACTGGACATCACTCATACCACCGATGTCTTTCAGATTGTCATTGAACGTCAGAATCTGATATGGGTTCCGTAGGTTTGTGTACGGAAGGTTGTCTTCGAGCAAAGGCTCATCTACATCGTCCATAAAATGAAAGAACTTGTCCGATACAAAATCGTAGACTTCGTAAATTGTAATCCACTGGTACACATTTTGAGACGCATACATATCCGAAGGACTGTCTTTGAGTGGGTCTTTCAACCACTGGGGGAACGCGCCGAAGGTTGCTCTGTCTGCGACCTCTTTATTGTAAATGCCTTTCTTCCTACCTTTTCCGTTTGCTCTTTTTTCAAATTCACCACGGGTAAGTACGGTAACTTCGATGATGTATCGAATGTCTTCGTATTCCTCTACGGAGTTGTCGAAGAATATGTTCTTAGGGTCTATGACTCGGAAGATTGGCGTTCGTCGTTTTGGGTTCCAGACTGTCTTCATAAAAGCACGAGGCCAAACGCTTGCTCGTGTGGTTAGTTTCCAAAGTTTTTCGTGTACTTTGTTTCGTCTAAGGCAGTCATTGATGAGCATTTCTCGCAGCTTGGCTGCTTCTCGTAGGTCTTCTTTTCTAGGTTGTACTGTGACTTGTGGATTTGGTGGCACGATGTTGGCGACCATAGTGTCGCAATAGGAGTAGACAAAGTTCTGCTCCATTGTAATCTCATCGGAGTTGTAGTTGGGTACACCCAAACTACCATCCAGCTCGTAGTCTTCATCATTTGTTCGGAAGAACTCACTCCGATACCAACGTGCCCACTTAGCCCACCTTTTTCTTTCTCCATCCAGCTTTGTTTTTTGCTGCTTGATGATAGCGGGAAACTTCTTTGCGGGATTGTACTTTGTATCGGCCACGGTGACTCCTTAACGTCGCTTGTTTCGTTTTTTATTTCGAATCATGCGAGTGGACTTGTATTTCGATTTTCGAGATTTGGTTTTAGTCGCTTTTTCTACGTCTTTCAAATACTGCTGGCGTGCATTATACGCCATGTTGTTAAAAGGAATCACGTTATCGAAAGAAACTTCCTCATTCTCACCGGGTTTTTTTCTTTGGGGTAAGTCTCGTGCTGCGTATGCCGCCCAAATCAGTGCGCTAACTTTATCGTAGTGATGTTTTTCTCTACGATGTCGACCTACCTTCCCGCGGAGCATTAGAGCTTTGTCCGAATCCTGCACCTTCTTGTCGTTTTTGTAGGTCATCAGTTGCTGTACGAGGTCTTCATCGTACAGTTTTAGGTTGTCCATCAGTGCATCGAGGAGATTTGCCAGACCTTCGTCGATAGATTTCGAGGTTGCTGGGATACCCGGCTTCATTTTGTCGTGGTAATACAGGTTTTCCCACTCTTTGGTCTGCAAAATAGCGAGCACTGCAGCTCCTACACCGTTGGATTCTACCAAAATGTAGGCGTTATTGTACCTTTTGGCAGTGAGTACGAGTCGTTCTGCTACAGAAACCGGGTCTGCTTCGTTGTCGGAGAAGCACGCGACCTGTGTCCACTCGTTTTTCCAGACCTTTAGCACTTGAAAAGAGGCGTGGTCACCCGCTCCAAAGCCCGCAGGGTCAACGCCGATGGCGTAAATGGCACCTGCTTCGGGTGCTTCGTACTCTTGGAAAGGTCCATTCCAAGGTATGAGTAGCGGTGACTTAATATGTTTTTCTAAAATGCTTTTGTGGATGACTCCACCTGCTGTTGCCATCCAGCAGGACACCGAATCGAAAGGATAAAAGGTGCGAAATAGGTCGGGGTTCCTTCGGATTTCTGCGTCTGCCTCTATCATTTCTCTACGAAATGCTAGGTTTTCCCAAGTCAGGCCCTTTTTGTGGTACTGCTCGTACAGCTCTAGTTCTTCTTTGTGGGGTGTTGCGTTTTTTGGCCAGGGTCTGCGGGCCAGTTTGTTATCCCAGAAGGGGAAAAATGCTGCCACCCATCTGCCTTTGCCTCGTTTTGCGGAGTTAAACAAGTCTTGCCAGTACCGAGCACCCGGTGCGCCAGAGGGGACGGGTGTACATTCCACTACGGCGGTAGCATGTTGTCGGTTGATAATAGATGGCAGCATTAAATTCATAATGGTTCCGGGGCTGGAAAAGAATCCAATCTCGGAAATGTGTACCGAATCCGGCGACTGTCCGATCCCCACTGCACCACTTTCAGCAGACAATGTACGCATCCTGCCGCCGTATTTCGAGTCGAACGTGAGCTGACGACTCTCCCGGTTTGGTACAGTGGGAGACCGGAACTTCTCATCCCAACGCTTATGGTTGAAATGCACCCGCTGATGTAAGTAATCTGCTCGATGCTTCGTATCCGCAATACATACGTGGTCGTGACCAGGCGTGTACGCAGTTAAGGCGTAGGCCCCAAGTTCTGCACATAATGATTTTCCTCCCTGTCGGTATCCAAGGAGACATAACCACCGATTGTGCCCAAGCTCATTTTTTGGTGGGTTACCAAGGTAGGAGAGTAACGTAGTTTGGAGGTCGGTTGTGATTCTGGAGGGGTCGTATAAAATTTCTTTACCTGTCGCTTGGTCAAGCACATGACCAAAGGCGGGCAAACTAACAATAGGATTCCGCAACGTAGAAAAAGACTCGACCTGGGGCTCGACTTTTGGCATCTACTCTCCCAAAGCTGTGGCTGGGATTGGCTCTCGCGCTTTAGGTGCTTCAAAACTTTCATCGACCACATACTTCGCTTCCAAACTCTTGGCGTTATCTGCAGCCTCTTGTAACCGTCCGAGGACTGTAGTGAAAGCCGCTTCTCGATTTGTCTTACCATTTTTACCCGCAGAAACTATAGCCGTATACATCAACTCCGCATACGGCTGAGCCGCATCCGCTACCGTAGGTGGAATGTTACCACGCACTATCTCCGCAATAAGCCCAGAACACATATACGCAAAATCATTCAAGTCCTCGACCGGCGAATCCTTAATCGTGTTTGCGATTTCATTTCGAGTGTCTTCTGGAATCCTCTCCAGAAATAATGCGTACTCACTTGCAGACCTTCTTTTTGCCACGGATACCTCACAGGGCCAGAATAACAGAAATTAAAAACTTTTGTACCTACTCAACTTGCGAACCGGAGGGTTCCGATGGTGAGACAAAGATAACAATAATGTATCTATCGGTTTCTTAACGCGCTTTTTAGGCAAACTACTCAAAGCCTCTGGTGTGTGCAGGTAGTTCGGTAAAAGCATCTTAGCAGTATTACAAGTTGTGAACTGGGGCCGTTCGTTTAAATCATTCCATATCTGCAGCCTCTTAGCAAACTTACAACGACTGTTCTTTTTTTGAGTAAATGGAATAGTCCTCATGTCCACACGGTACGCCCAAATCCAATATGGGACCGAGTTTGCAAAACTACCCACACAATCCAACACGGATTTATGGATGTCTGCTTCACTCTTACCAGACCAGTTGCAAATCAATCTTGTGGGCACCCCGTGGCAGTGAGCCGTCAGATACTCCAAACCCTCGGTCGGTATGGTTTTTCTAATTCTTTGTATCTGATACACTGTAAGGTCGGACAAAAGGTCCGAAGAATAGCTAGGGAAAAAGTGAGCTGCAAAATACCGTGGTGTGACTAACAAAAGTTTTTTAAGCTCTGGTATCATGTACTCCCGCGGGGCATACATCGACTCCGGTTGCCAAAGCCACTGGGCATAATGCTGGTTATCCAAAATCCAAGGCTTGAACTCTTTGTACTTTTCGATTTCTTTCAACGTCCGAGGTTTGTTCGGACCAAAGAAGTAAGGAACTTTCCAAGTAGCCGGAGTTAAATAGGGAGATCTACGCTTACTCCGTCGATGCTTGTTTAAGAAGTTCAAAAACGGAAACAAGTATTCTTCTTTTGAGTGCAAAATAACTCCGTGGCAAAAGACATTTCGCGAAAATTCATGGGATTGTTCTGGTTAAGCATATTTTACGTTCAAAAATTGGCTGTGTCAAACCGCCGTTAACCGTAAACGCTGTACATCCACGTAGTTTTTTAAAAAACAAGAAAATGTGGCAGCGATAATCCAGTTCCATCCAGCACATTAAAGAAAAAACCACGATCTATGTGTTTTTCCAAGTTCATATATATTTTTTAAAAAATTTGTACTAACTTGAGAAAATCGTGGTATCGTGGTTATTTGTTTAATCTGACGGTCCTTCGGTGATTATGGGACGGTGTTGACTTGTCAATACATGCGAAAACTCCACGATCTCCTTGTTTTTTAGATTTCAAAAAAAAAAAACTTTACAATTCCTTGATATAAAAAAACTCGGTTAAGCAAATTTAGGCTTAACCGGAATCTGGTTAAGAGAAAAAATGGACTTTTTACTAAACCAATTTTTATATTTTTGGGTCCCTACTTAATAAAAAATAGCCCCCCCATTAAGGGTAAATTTTTCTTAACCGGAGTCTTATTACCGCGGATTTACTACCCGGAGGGACGACTTGGAAATTTGATTGATTTGTACTTGGAGCCTCTGGAAATATACAACATGGCACACTAAACCGGGGCTGGTGGGGCCTCTAACCTCAACGCGCACTACCCCCTGTGGATTTTCACCCACCTTTGGCACGCGGTTCTCCGCTTTGTTCCTGCATTTTCGTCGTGTTGCACCTCCTGTTAAAATTAACTGATACCTCATTATAGTTTTCTCGGTTTGAAAGTCAAGTATTATTTCGCGAAAGGTTACAATTAATCGAAAGGCCAGGATTAACCGTAACAATTACCCGGTAACCGAAACCGTTAACCGTTACCCGGTAGCCGATACCCCAGGTTAAACGCTAACAATTACCCGTTAACGCCTTAACCTTTGACAATTTGTCACATTTTGATGTCTTTTCCTGACAACCTGTCATATCTCAAACACCAAATTTTTGACCGCTAGACGTCTCTGCATATGGCTAGACGTACCCCATTTAGAATTGACCCAGTTTTTCCCCTTTAAGGATGTAACGCGCATGCGCGTGTCATGCGGTTTTGGTTTCTCTCAAAAATAAATCGAATTTTTTTTTATTTTAATTGTTTCGGTTAAACCTTGGTTTTCGTCAATCTAAATATTTATTCGTGAAATAATACTTGCCCTATGAATCCTCAATACCTACATTGAAATTGTCCGACGGTGAGACACTCACCAACGACAACGGGAATGACAGCATAACTCATAAGGAATTGTCGCCCGAATGTCTATTTCGTCAACGCTGCCAGTAAGTTGATTCGATAGGTCATCCCACATCATCGCCATGCACTACGTGGAACCCGTAGGGCTAGATAGAGGCAACCCTGGTATTCATACCAGTGGGGGTGGGTAACGCTTTCAAACCATTAACACGAGCCCGATAGCAAGGGCTCGTGGTTTGAAATAGCGAGCTAACTTCGATTAGCTCCTTATTTGAAACTTTGGAGAGTGAAAAGTGCCTAAAGCAATACGACTGACTGAAGCCATTACTAGGATGCTGATGAATCAAACAGCGGGTACATCCATCGGCAAGGTGGAAGTGTTCAAGTGTAATCAGACGACGTACAAGAACCACTTGTATAAAGTGACCATCGCAAGCGATGGGTGCGCATTGTCTGTCCAAGTGATGGAAAACCGTGGAGGTACTACCGAGTCGATAAGCTATTACAGAACACCATCCGGCGCGGTGGAGTACCTTCACAACATGCTGCGAGGTAGCATGTGGACTTTCGAGGAGTAAGTAATGGAACAAAACGACTCACAATGGCCCGAAGATTTTCGCGACGTGTACGAAGTAGAGGCATGTACCGATTGCATCATGTGGATTGCCAATGGTGAATTACCACATGACAACCTTAACAACTTTGACCCTGACCGTATCGAAGCGAATTGGTCCGGGTGGGTGCTCGCCCTGGGCGGGGAATCGCTAGGCTTCAGTCATCATGGCTGCGAGTGTTGCGGCTCACATCTGGGTGGAGACCGCTACAAATTGAACGCATGGAAGGAGGAATAATGGAAGTAGAAGTCAATGAACTATGGGGCGAACGTCGAACCTATATCCTCAAGTCTGTTGAAGACTGTAAAGGTGACAATGCTCTTGAGTACCTCTACGAACTAGTCGTAGAAACGAACGATGTAATCACTATGGGCCAATTCGTGGCACTGCCTGTGAGCAAGTACAAATATTGGGGGAAGTAATGAGTAAGCCTTATAAAGTTGTGCAAGTGTTAGCCGTTAACACTCCCGGCCCCTGGGTCGAGAACGCTTGTGAGATACAAGCCCCTGACGGTACGTCTATCTGTGAGATGCTATCCCGTCCAGAGGACAGCGGCGTTAACTATCCCTTCTCTCCGGTCGCTGATGCTAACAGTCGTTTAATCTGTGCCGCCCCTGATATGTTGGCTCTGTGTAAGCGATTAGTTGAAACAGTCACTGTAGCCCGTGATTGTGATTGGAAAGTATTAGAGCACGAGTATGTTTATCTCCTTACCAGCTTAGAACAAGAAGCCACCCACATCCTAAAAAACGTTTACGCCGGGGTGAGTGATGACTAACGCAGAAACCTTTGTAGCCTTGTTGAAGGCTAACTACAACACTCAATACTGTAGACTAACATTCGACAAGGAGAAGCAACGCGGGACCATTAGCCTATCCGCGTTCGATGTCGAATTCTACGAGAGCGCGAATGATCCGGCTGTATGCGTACGCCTGACATCCACACGACGGCTCAAAAGTAGCGCCGAACACGTGTTCGAGGTCTTAGAACAACTCACCCAACTGTTTAACAGTACAGACTAGGTTCAACCTGCATAGCAGGTCAACGCCAAACGACTCGAACTGGCTGATTGAATAAAATAAAAAACCTCTTGACTGATTAATCGCGAACGCCTAAAACGGTAGACGTGAACGCACAAAAAACTAAACCGAAAAAGGATAGACACCATGTACTCAAAGCCAGTTATGAAACAAGTTACCGAAGCATTCAACCGCCTCAACGCTACACAAATCGCGCGTCGGAAGGACTATATGATCTCTCACTTCCTATTGTCGCGATTCTACGTTGGGAAGTATACCGTGGCCGAAAAGCGCTGTCTGGTCCTTCGTGCTTACGTCAGAGCGTATGACCGTCAACTCGACGGTAAAGAAGTATACCTTTACCCTGACACCCCACTATTCACGATCCTAGCGTCTCTATTGGGTAAGGATGACGCCCAAAGGCACTTCAATCGGTTTGCTTCGCAGACACAAAGAAGGGTAGTCAATGAGGCTATGAGCGTCGCCCGACTCGCTATCATGGCCATGGATGCAGAAGACGAACAACGTTAGGCATAGACAAAACAAAAACAAAAACTAAACCGAAAAACAAAAACAAACGAGACTACAATGCCACGTATCACGCCAGCTATATCTGATGTGCTCAAGTCCATCGGCTACGATGTCGAAACCTCGACTTGCCTACATCGCAACAAAACCATGGACCTTGGCGAGTGGCTACGCACCACGAGTGGGGGCAAGAGTGGCAAGAGTAGGTACGCTACCCTTGCAAGCCAGAGTTTTAAAACTGACAAAGGATTGAGCGAGAAAGTAAAGACGTTTATTCTCTACATGAGTCCAGCTAAGGAGGCTGGTGTCAATACCTGTCCTATGGCGGGTAACTGCGCAAGCGTTTGCATCAACACATCGGGACAAATGGTGATGCGTCCAGCTATCAAGGCTAGGATAAAGCGTACACTTCGATACTATCTATATCGTGAACAGTTCATGCACGATTTGAAGTGCGAGCTAAACATCCACAAGTACACTTGCGAGCTGGACGGCTACACTCCAGCGGTGCGCTTGAATGGTACATCCGACATCCTATGGGAACGAACGGGAATCATTGACCAGTTCCCAGAGCTACAATTCTACGACTACACCAAGTTCACTAAGCGACAACGACCAAACGTGCCGAGCAACTATCACTTGACTTACTCTCTATCTGAACAAGCGGGTAGCTGGGACAATGCTAGGGAATGGTTGGACAATGGCGGGAACGTGGCGGTCGTAGTCCGTAGCAAACTACAAGCCCGATGGGCAGTGGCTATGGGATTCCGAGGCTATCCAGCTATTGACGGAGACAAAAACGACCTGCGATATGACGACCCGAAAGGGACAGCGGTCATCCTATTCGCCAAGGGCAAGGCGAAAAAAGATACATCGGGATTTGTACAGGACATCGAAACACAGACCGCTGCATTGGCAGCATAGGGGGAATGATGGGAATTTTAGCGACAAAGACAGAACGATTCGACCGTTACGAAAGGATGCCAGTGTACACTGTCAACCTATGGTGTCCAGAAACTAAACAAGGATATCCAATTCAAATACCATCTTGGCTTTATGACAACGCAGAGCAGATAGCTAACGAGGTACATCAACTAGCCTGTAAGTATCAACATTGGGAATACTCAAAGCTAGTGGGCTTCCTACTTAAACATCCAGATTTGGGGGAATGATGAACATGGACAACAGGCTGCGCGTCTTGGTGGCGTGTGAATATAGCGGCAAGGTTCGAGAAGCCTTCCGCAGGCTAGGCCATGACGCATGGAGTTGTGACCTGCTACCCGCAGACGACGGTAGCCCCTACCATATCCAGGGCGACGTGCTCCCCGTCCTAGGGCAAGACCGGTGGAAGATAAGGAGCGAAACCTTTCAAGGCATCGCAGATGCTATGGCTCAACAGTGGGGAAAATGATAGGCCCAAAAAAATTTGAAGAAAAAGATTGACTAACCTTTCGCGAATATTTATATATCCTAACAAGACAAAACAAAAACCTAATCAAAACCTAACAGTGAGAAACAAAATGTCAGACAACACACAAAACCAAAACGTCAACACCTACAAAACACACACTGACCCCCAACATGGGTGGCTCGAAGTACCCTTCGCTATGGTCTACCTGCTAGGCATTGGAGACAAGCTAACCCGCTACTCCTACATGAAGCGAGACTGCCAGACCTTCTACCTTGAGGAAGACCAAGATGTAGATACATTCATCCGAGCGTACGAAGCCAAGTTTGGGGCCAGGCCCAACATGGTAGAGGGTAGCTACTCAAACGGCCAGAGTTTTGTACGCAACCTGACACGATACGATTGGGCAACCGTCCTAATCAAAACCGCAGAGCGCATGGCGAAGGGGGCATAATGACAGGGAGTAAACTACAGTCTCACTTAGAGACAGAGAAAGCTAAGGAAGAACTTCCATATCACCACAGGAATGTGAACTTAGGGAGACAAAGACCAATGAGTAACAAGGAGAGAACAATGAGTAAGACAGACAACACACCAAAGATGCTAACTTTCGAGGAGGCTACCGATGAACCCCTACAAGACTTAAAGGAGGAGAAAGAGGACTCCGTTGGACCATACATGACCGACATTCTGAACGAGGTATACACAGAACTCGAAGCCATGGTGAGTGCTGTACTAGAAAAGGGTATCGACCTTGAGAAGTTCGAGAAGTGGAAAGACGGGTGTGACATGACCAAACGGGAGTACGTCGAGATGGAGCACAAACTCATATCTGAATGGGATCTAGAGGAGATGTTCGACGACCACGCAGACGCTGTGCTAGGTCAGGCAGAAGCAGACCGCGCTATGGACGAGACGTATGATAGTATGATTCGCCAATGGAACGCTGGCACATTCTAGAGGATAAACATCAATGCCACTGTATGAATACCACTGTGGGAAGTGTGGCAGGGGAGCCACGAAGTTACAACGCTACGATGACCCACCACCAGAGTGCTGCGGCAAACCTATGACGAAGCTCATCAGCCGAACCAACTTCGCACTGAAAGGAGGAGGCTGGTATCGAGATGGATACCAAAAAGAAAAAGAAAGTAGTTGACCTTTCGCGAATAGAAAACTACGATACTCAAGCAAAACAAAACCGAAAACAAAAACAAAGAGAGAAACGAAATGGAACTGACAGATGCACAAGCACGTCATGGTGTGCGTGAACTAATCAGAGAGAGCAAAGCCCGACCTGTGGAGTTTGATATAAAGGTGCCCACCAAAGGTGATGTGTACCACGATGACTACTTTGGAGAAACCACCATCACTGTGAAGCTGGTAGTGCCCACTGACCACCTAGTGGAATGGGCCAAGTGTGAGTACACGGGGGACGCACCATGCTAACGTGGCCGATGTTTTGGGTGGTGCTGTTCTTTACAGCCACCATGTGGGCAGGGATTAGAAAAGGATGTGGACAATGACAGAAGAAGAAATCGAAAGACTGAAATCAGAACAACCAGACTACAAGCACGCTTTCGTAATGAAAGACGGAGGAGCAAAGAGAATGAATCAAACGAGAAAGATAGACACTGAACTTCTTAGATACCAGAAAGACACCATCATCAACATCCTCGGTGCATTGGTAGAACGTATCGACGGCAAGCCTACCTCGTCTCCAGGGCTTACTAAGGAATCCATAGAGCACCTAGATGGAATCCTCAACTTCATAGACGACACGCTGGATACAGTGGAGGAGCATGGGAGCATGACACTAGAGATGGGAGGTGAGTGATGAAAGCCTCCCGTATAGCAGCAAGAATGTACCTAGAAGCCAAGTACCGCAACGCAGCCCGTAGGCTCTACCATGACGAAGGGCACATCGAAGTGGACGAGGAAGCAGAGGTGTCCATCAGTGATGATGAAGATGCGAAAGGGTGCTACGTCCAGGCGTGGGTCTGGGTGTGCGCCGAGGAGATAGAGTAGCATGTGGTCCTTAGATAAAGGAACTCCGGGTAGAGACTATGTATTGAAGTGGGAAGGTGAGGACTTTAGTTACTTCATCAGCCACTGGTTTGCACTTGAAGGTCTGAAGGTTGCGAAGGCTATGGGCAACCCTCACCACATCCACGGCACGACTCCAGGGGATAAGTTTACAAGACTAATGCGAAGGGTGATTTCCCGTGAGGTGCCATGCGATAAGTGCGGTGCAAATAAAGGTAGCCCGTGTGTACGTCCTAGTGAGCATCCGGTAATGTATGGCGGGGTTCACGCAGCTCGTCGAGACGAGATGGACAACTTTATTAACAACAGAGATAGGGAGCTGGAAGCGATGATGTCCTTTACATCTAGCTGGCCAAGCATTGAAGGAGAGAGAGATTGAATAAAAATGCAGATTGCGTATCCGAAGATGTGGTTCGAGTCCGTCTATATAATTGAGGGGGGAGGGAACATAAGAAAAACATTCCCTTAAATGCCACAACCAAGGAGCCCTTCATGCCTCCATAGACATCATTGTTCTTTTACATCGCTAACTGACCCCTAGCTGCCGGGTCTTTAAATGAGAGGTTTTTTAACCGGGCCTCTCCTCAACCGTAAGTAGACGGTTGATAGGCAGAAGCGCGTCCGACATGGGGAGTGTTCACACACTCCTGCCACCGGACTTGTGAGCGCGGCAGGACTAACTTGGTCTCTACCCAAGGTAAAACCTGCCAGTGAGTAACTCAAGAGGGGAAGCTGTAGAGGGCTTCATTACTGTTGAGTTGCTTAGGGGGGACTTGTGTATTCATCCTCCTAACGGTCGGATTAGGCATCCACCCTAAGAACTCAAAAAGTCTCAGGGAAATGGGGGCAGCCCCTAGAATACAACTGCGAGAGGTGGAAGCCTCTCTACCTCCTGGGGAAACCTGGGAGGTGTCCCGAAAGGGTCTTGCAACTTGGCTATCCTGAGTAGTTACTTTGTAAGGGCGTGGAGGGTTGAGTCTACTGGCCAACGACTTGACCCAAGCGCAGAACATCCTCGCAGACATTTGCTTGCTGTTCAGTGTCGAGAGACGAGAACAGGGAGGAAGCTCTTGAACGGTTTAACTTTGCCGGTGTGTGTACTCGAAAGAGGTCAAGAGCATGAGCGGGGGGAGACATACTACCCCCTCTTTTCTTTTAAATAAACTATTGACTATTCGCGAAAAGCTATTAACTTATTCAAACCAACTAAACAAAACCAAAGAGGAAAAGACAAATGAAAAAACTAACATCATCACAACAAGCTAGACATAGAGAGATAGTCGATAAGCTAGAGGAGTACCAAGCAGAAGGCAGCGCTCTTGTGAGCGCATACAACGACAAGCTCGCGGAACTATACCAAGAGTTGCACGACACCGTAGAGAATCTAGGGGCTGACCTTTTGAGCGACATAGGCAACTTAGATAGAAGTTGCTTAGAAGAAGCTGAAGAATTCGCAGAAGAAGTGCGAGACTCTCTGACAGAGTTCTTCGACGCTCGAAGTGAGAAATGGCAGGAGAGTGAGAAAGGGCTTTCGTACCAGTCTTGGATAGACGAGTGGGAGTCAGCTGCTGGTAGCATAGGTGACCCTCAAGATTTCGTCGATATACATGAGGTCTACGAGGAACCTGCCTACGCAGACTGGGACGAGCTAGATATATCCGACTTCGACAACGTGGCGATGGCGGTGGAGGGGGAGTGATGAACATCTTTGTACTAGACACAGACCCCATCAGCGCAGCCAAGCAACAGTGCGACAAGCACATTGTCAAGATGCCACTAGAGTGCGCTCAAATGCTTTGTACTGCCATCGTGCTCAACGGTGGATACGCAAGGTACAAGCCCACACACAAAAACCATCCGTGTACCGTCTGGACCCGTGACAGCCGTCAGCACTTCGACTGGCTAGTCCAACACGGTCTCGCCTTGTGCTGGGAGTACACCGCCCGCTATGGTAAGATACATGCTTGCCAGGAAGTTATCGAGGCCACTAGGCTACAACGCTCCTGCATCGAGGACAACGGATGGTCGACGCAGCCACAGTGTATGCCAGACCAGTACAAGACTGACGATGTGGTCCAAGCCTATCGAGCGTTCTACATCGGAGAGAAGGGGTTTGCAAAGTGGAAAAGGAACCAGCCCGTCTGGTGGAGGGCGTAGTGATGAATCTTGAACTGGGCGTAGATGCGCTAAGACTTATCGACACACTAGCCCAACGCGGGTGTGAGGGCAGCGTCAAGTCGATGTTCCCAGAGCAGAGATGTACGCACCTTAACCCTTGCCTGACCTGCAAGGCTAAGCGAGTGAACGCGAAGCTGGAGATACTACCCCAGCATCCGAGCAGGAGGAGGTGACCTCGCTACAAAAATCTGATAGTAATTAACAAAGAACACCAAACCAGTTCGGAGGATGGTCCCATGTTGAAACGAGGAAAACTTGAAAAGATAGAAAACCTAGATGCTAAGAAAGGCTCTAGTGGGGTCTACTTCAGAGTGCTAGTGTGGAAGGGGGATGGCTATCAAAATTTGCTCCTCACAAAAAATCAACTTGAGGTCGCCATCGACCGGGCAACCAAAAACCCAGAAGATGAAATCCAGCCAGGATGGTTGGACAAACTGATATAAGAAAAGGAAAACACAATGCCGAAACAAGCAGACGGACGATCACTAACTATAAAGAAAACACAATACGACTTACTTATGGCGTTGCATACCGCAGGGTCCACAGGCTGCACTACAGCAGAGCTGCACGAAACAACGGGCATCTCCCTTCGAGGGGTGCAAGATTCACTGAAGCGACTAGCCAACAAAGGGCTAGTTACAAAATTTGCCTTGCGCCACAATAAGAACAAGTGGTACTACAGCGAGGTCGCGGCAGACTACCTAGCCTTCTGGCCAGCAGCTCCACCGCAAGCGAAGTCTAGCAGCAGATAGACTACATACATCTCCCACATACATACCTCTAGGTGAACCCCATGACCCAACTATGCGTCTGGCCCGACCGCCACGTCAAGGGCCTAGACGGACCCACCAGTGCCGTCCGAACATTTCCACTACTAGACTGGAAGGAAGCTATCCAGTCCCGCTACACAACCGATGCACACGTAGCTTGCTACTACATAGAAGGAGAAACAGAACTACCCCGTATCAACAAATCCGCTCACCAGTGGCTAATTGACGAAGGTAAAGAGCCCAAGGTCCAGTGGCTATTCATCGACGTGGACAACCCCGGACATGCAGAGTGGGAGAGCCAAGAGCAAAAACAACAGGCTATGGACGAGCTGACCATCAACCCCCTGCTCGAAGATGCGGGTATCTATACCACCCGCGCTGGCTACCGACTCGTCTGGAGACTCGATAAGCCCGTACTCGCTCGACACTGGAAGTCCTTCTACAACCAGTTTCGTAAGTACCTTATCGACAATGGCATCCCTGCTGACACAGCCGAGACCCTCTCTGTATGGTCCACGTCCTTTCGACTACCCCACGTCACACGCGACGGAAAACACACACAGTCCGTTGTTGACTTCACACCTATCGCAGATGGATACACACTCACATGGACACCACCCGCACGACTAAGAACAGAAGTGGGCACCAGCACCGCCCACATCGACGATACCAAACGAGAGGTCGTACCTCCTACACGAGAGGAGTGGCGACACCTAATCGGCGCATCCCTCGCTGGAAGATACTTGCACAAGCTCCAACAGGGAGAGCCCCTGGGCAAACCCGGCAACAGAGACAACGCCTTGATGGAGTGCATCGCATCCCTCGGTGGGTATCTCAAAGCTACAGACCCCAATCAAATCTATCGCTTCATCCATCGAAGCGTAGCTGCAGACCAATCCGAAGGGGCTCCGTCACTCAAAAACGCCTGGGAAAAGTGCTGTCGAATCGCAGCACGCGAAGCAGGTAAGCTCCGAGAGGAGAAGACCCAAGCTCAAAACCGGGAGCGACAGCCCGCAATACTCGTCCATCAAGATAAACACTTCTATGTATTGGATACCCGCCAAGAGCCGTGGCAGTACCACCCTTTTCCTGTGGGAGGGAATATGTTGGTCAACGCTCTAGAGGCGTACACCTTGGCGGGTATCCCCACTATCTCTACTCGAAGCACCAAGGGAACTCCCTCTAGCGTTCGACAGTTAGTGTCCGATCATGGGCGCGTCGTAAACCAAGTCATCTATGTGATGGGTCAGCCTCGTGCCGAGTTCAAGAAAGACAACGGGGGTACGCTGTTCCTCGGATGCTGCGTGCCTGTAGGCGTTGAGCCCGAACAGGATGACAAAGTAGCCGAGTGGCTGGAAACCTTAGCAGGCCCAAAGGTGGACGTGCTCCTAGACTGGCTGGCTACCCTCAAGGTCTTGGACCTACCCACTTGCGCCATGTACTTGAAAGGCAAACCCGGTACAGGCAAGTCGATGCTCATCTCTGCACTGGCATCGGTGTGGGGTAGCAAGGCAACGCCCCTGCAGGAGATGATGTCGCAGTTTAATGCTGGACTTCTCGAATGTCCTGTGGTAGCCGCGGATGAGGGTGTGACCCTGACCCAAGGCGGGATGAGTCCTGACATCGTATTCCGTAACCTAGTCGCCAATAGTGACCACTCCATCAATAGAAAAAACCAACCTGTTGTCCGGGTACAGGGGTGTGCTCGCGTTATCATCTGTGCAAACAATGACCGAGCACTTCAATTCAACAACTCACTAACCGAGGAGGACTTGCAAGCTATCGTATCTCGAACCCTGTACATCGAAGCTCAAGGTGCTGCAGCAACCTTTCTACGCAACCTCGGAGGCAGGAACGCCACGAAGGATTGGGTGATGCAAGGTAACAACCCTGGACGTATCGCCAAGCACATCGCATGGCTCGCACAGAATCGAGTAGTGCGCTACGGCAACCGATTGCTAGTCGAAGGTAGGCTAGAGGACTGGCATAGAAGATTTATCGTGAGCGTCGGTATCAACAGCCAAGTGCTCTACATCATCGCCAAAATGATTTCTCGTGATGGGAATAAGAAAGATGCTTGCTTTAAGCAAGACGAACAAGTATATGTTACAACAGAGGTCGTTGTAGACAAGTGGGATGCGTACTTCCCGTCCTTCAAGTCACCAACACCTAGACGGTTAGCCAACGCGCTGTCCAACCTCTCGACAAGCAAAAGAAGAAAAGGAGGAAGCCGACTGGTGTTCTGGGCAATACCCTGGGCATCAGTGGTCACCGAGGCAGAAAACCTCGGCCTCCCAATAGACGAACCAGAAAACAAAGCAAAAAACAGAGTAGAGTAAATGGGTAGACCTAAAAGAAAGATGGGCATCAGTGCCTCGTCGTACACACAGTTCAATCAGTGTGAGCGCAAGTGGTACATCGGTTACGTCATCAAACCTGACGTACCTAAGACCCCTGCACTGCAGACGGGTATCGATGTACACGATTGGCTGGAAGCCTATCTTAAAGGTAAGGAGCTGCCTGACATTGACGAGAAGCTCGTGAACATCGCTAAGGCAGGTATCGAGTTCTTACCCGAACCCGGTACAGTCCAAGTTGAGGAGTGGGTCGAAGATGTTTGTGGACCTCTACCCTTCCGCGGGAAGGTGGACTTCTACACTTGTAAAGATGGCATCCTGCACATCTCCGACCACAAGACTACCAGCCGTAGCTCAAACGCCAAGACTGAAGCAGAGCTGGCACTCAATCCCCAGATGTTGGCCTATGCCTATGTCCTAGCGAGAAAGCTCAACATCCAGCCCACTAAGATTAAATTCAGTCACATCTACTACTTAACCAAATCTAAAATAGCTACTTCCTTCCGAGTAGATGCGGAAGCGGAGTGGGCAGATGTAGAAAAAAACTGGCGCGATTTCGAACGAGTCGCTAAGGTAATGTCACGACTCGCGAAAGCTCAACGTCAGGAAGAAATTACACCCGACGTTTCGCAGTGTCGGTTCTGCTGGTTCAAAGAACACTGCAGTGCATATCCAAAGAAAAAGACAAAAACAAACCCCAAACAGAAAAAAGAAACAGGAGAAGAAGATATGAGTATCATGGATAAAATCAACGAACAGAAAGCCAAACAAGCTGCAGCCAAAGCTGAAATCGAAAGGCTGAAAAAGGAAGTCAAGCAAGCGTCCGAAGCGATTGCAGAGATTGACCATCCCCTTGCTCCCAAAGAGGAAGTGGACTGGGTTCGCTTAGGCGAGCAGCTCATCAAGGCTATCCAAGAGAAGGAAGCCGCGGATGAGGACTTCACCTTCGATACCTTGTTCGAGTTCCTAGAGTGGCACCTGCAGCGTAAGATTGAGCAGGAAGATGCCAACAAGCTCATGGAAGCGTGCGGCGGTCGATTGGTTAAAGGTATGAACTACATCTCCCTCAAAGACGTGGAGGTCGTTGTGGAGCAGCCCAAAACTACTGGAGGTCTATCGGACTACATCGATACGATGCTGCAGTTCAAAAAGAACAAGTGCCTTCCTGGTAATTGGAACCTCGCTCAAGTCGAGAGCTTCTGGAAGAAAGCACTGATGGCCCTGTCCAGCTCCGAAGTGTTAACAGACACAGTGGTTCGCACGATGGCGAAGGAGGCTGTATCTGGTAACCGACTGCCCCGAAGCAGTACCATCAAGACCCTCGTGAAGTGGGTCAATGATGCTGGAGTCCCTGTGGAGATGTCAACAGACGACTGCACACTGCGACTCGGTGTATCAGACCACGAGGTCGAGATGGCAGAGAAGCTCGCTCAAGCCCCTGTAACGGTGCAGGAGCCCGTCGAGGAGACTAAGACGCATCTCAAGCCCGTTGGTAAGGTCGAAGAAGATGTGGTGGTGACTACGACCCCTGTGGTCGAGAAGCCCAAAGAGCCCGTGGCTGCTGAAGCTCTAGCACCTGTGGTGATTTACATCAACGCATTTCCTTCCGATCACATCCCCACAAAGCTCTCCACTATCTTGGAGCCTTTGCAGGAACAAGTTGCCGAGGAAAAAGGGCTTGCCTACTATAACTTGGCCGACTACAACATGGGGCCTAAGCACGTAGCGTCTAAGTTCTTAGCCCTGCTGAATGGCTCTCATGCCAGCAAAATGCTGGGCAAGTCGGTGCTCGCCTCACAGAAGGACCCTTGTCTCAATGAGCTACTACCTCTCTTAGAGCGTCGTGCAGACATCATCATCGTTCGTGGATTCTTCGGATGATGACTGCTTCTAACACACTTGAGAAAGCACGTAGAGCCAGGGAGCTGAAGGGAATCAAGACAGACATGGAGCGTATTCTAAAGCTACCCCAGACCCCTGACATGCCCGACGCGCACGTCCGAATGACCAAGGAATTACGCAACCACGTCGATGCACCTACACTATTTCCTCTACAGGGCTTAGTGTTGGAGGTCGCCAAACAACTACCCGCACCCAAAGGCATCATCGGTGCCATTGGGGTAGGACATGGCAAGACCCTCACATCATTCCTGCTACCTGTGGTTTGGGGCTGTAAGAAGCCTGTGCTCCTTATCCCCCCTGCCATGCGAGAGCAGTGTCGTAGAGACCTACAGGAGTGGTCACAGCACTACGACTTCCCCATGCCCCACATCGTAGCCTACAGCGACCTAAGCTCACCTACCCGTGGGAACGTACTAGAAGTTATCAAACCTGATTGCATCATCGCTGACGAGGCCCACTGCCTCCGACACCCTACGGCAGCACGAACCAAACGGTTTATTCGCTACATGCAAAAAAATCCTAGTACCCGTTTCGCAGCATTATCTGGTACACTTACTTCGAAGTCCCTGAAAGACTATGGGCACCTCTGCGAACTAGCCTTACGTGGGGGTAGCCCTCTCCCTCTAGATGAAAGAACCTTGGACATCTGGTCATCCGTGTTGGACCCAGATGGAGAGCCCGACCGACGCGCCTACAAAGCTCTGATGCCAATGGTCGCGTGGCATGGGGAAGGCACTGACAGCGAAGCTGTGTATCGAAAAGCGTTCCAAGCTCGCTTCCGAAATACCTTGGGCGTAGTCGCATCAGAGGAAGGCAGCGTTGGATGCAGCCTCGTACTGCAAGGTTGGGAGGGACGAAGGGACCGTAAGATAACTGCAGCTCTACAAAAGCTAGGTGCTGACTGGGAGCTACCCAACGGCGAGTACCTAGCCGATGCTCTGGAGTTTATGCGTGCAGCCCGTCAGTTGAGTTTAGGATTCTACTACGTGTGGGACTGGCCAGACGGTAGTGTAGACCACGAGTGGAACGACGCGCGAAAAGCGTGGAACTCTGCCTGTGGAAGCTATCTTCGATACCATAGTCGAGAAGGCGTAGACAGCGAGAGTCTGCTCGTCAAATGGATTATGTCTGGAGGGGGCAGTCGCAAACTGCAGAATACTTACTTCGCGTGGGCAGCTCTAAAGCACAGACCCGCTCCTCCTGTCAAGGCAGTTTGGATTAGCTCGGACTATCTTCGAGACATCTGCAACTGGGTCAAAAGCCAGAAGGACCCCACCCTCGTGTGGTTCCAGAGCCGAGCTGTGGGTGAGAAGATGAAAGAGTTTGGGGTGCCTGTCCACCATCGAACTGACCCCGCGCCTGGGCAGACCTGTGGATTGTCAATCCCCATCCACCATAAAGGCCGTAATTATCAAGCATGGGCAAACAATCTAGTTGTTGAGCCTCCTCCTACGGGAGCCACTTGGGAGCAGTTGCTCGGACGTACCCATCGAAGCGGCCAGAGGGCTGACACAGTTTACACAACCGTATGCCAGGATTACTGGCCTCAAACCCGCGCTTTGGAGAGCGCAAAGAAACAAGCTAAGTATATTGAAGAAACGACTGGTAACAAACAAAAACTATGTTACTGTGACTGGTCTAAATGTTAGACAGAAAAAGAATGAATCAGAAACTCAAACAAAAGGAAAACTAATGAGTATTTTTGCAAACATTGAAACAGCAGCGGCACCCGCCCAACAACGATACTTCGCAGACGGAACGTACCTCGTAGAGCTTCACAAGTTCGTACAAGGCAGCAGCCGCCGCGATAACACTCCTTACGTGGCAGTAGAAGCCACTGTTCTGGAAGTCACTAACGGTGATGAGGAGAGCAACCGAGCAGGTGAACGAGTGTCTTGGGTCGTCATGTGCCGCCAGAAAGAAACCTTCCTATCTGCTGTCAAAGGCTTCGTAGCTGCAGCCAGTGGTGTGGATTATGGTGATGTAACATCCGAAATGTGCGAGGAGCTTTCGCAAGGCGACGGTTCGGCTATCAGTGGTATTGAGGTTGTCGCAGACGCAAAGACCATCACTACACTGAAAGGCAACCCCTTTATGAAAGTCATCTGGCGTTCTCACAACGGATAGAGCTGTAACCATTTAGCTCCACGATAGGCAGTGCGTTCATCTGCTCCCAGATGGACAGGTGCATTTGCGTTGTGCCAGCACATAGTCCCGCCTTTCGTGGAGCTTTCTTTTTGGAGATACCCATGAGACTAATTGGATTTGACTTTGAAACCCACCCCATTAAACCCGGATGCTTAGCTCCTAGAGCTGTGTGCATCTCACTAGCGGGTAGAGGGGAGCCCCCTAAGTACTTACCCCGTGACGAGGAGAGCTGGTGGAGGTCTGTAGATGACGGCTGGGAAGTTGTCTACTCTGCACGACACACGCGCTACGTCTTTGCAAACTTGAGTGCCGACCCTGATGTCGTGCTGGTGGCTCACAACCTCTCTTTCGACTTGGGCGTGCTCATAAAGAAAGAGCCCCAGTTCATCGCAGACATATTCGCCATGATGGAAAAGGGCAAGCTACGTGACACCCTGCTGCGAGAAAAGCTCATCAACGTCGCACATGGCGACTTAGACTTCCATCACGAGACAAAGCAGAAGATGAAGTACAGCCTCGCCGACCTAGTGAAGAAGTATTTCAAAGTGGACATCAGTGCTACCAAGACCGGAGATAGCTGGAGACTTAGGTACAATGAGTTGGAGTTCGTACCTCTGCGAGAGTGGCCCGAAGCAGCCTTGGTCTACAGTGCCCAGGACTCCACATGGGCTAGGCGCGTCTTTGAGGCCCAGAATCAAACACCTGCAGGTGTCCGAGTGGGCACTACCATTCAGCCTTTGCATAGAGAAGGATTGGTAGTAAACGAACTGGAGCAGACTGCAGCCGCGCTCGCTCTGCATCTGATGGCATGTCGAGGTGTAGTCACAGACCCCGTAGCCGTGGGCAACTTCAGAATCCAAGTGATGGACCAAGTGGAAGAAGCTAGGGCAATCGCTATGGACTTGGGCTTCATGCGACTCGACGGCTCTCGAAACATGAAGATACTCAAAGGATTGGTTGCAGAAGCCTACGGTGACAACCCACCTGTCACTGCCAAGGGTGCAATCAAAACAGACCGTAAGACTCTGCAGAAGTCAGGCAACTTGCAGTTGGCAGAATACGCGAAGAATCTCAACGCCGAGAAGCTCCTCAATACCTACCTGCCCATCTTAGAGCAAGGGATTAGAAACCCCATCTGCTCCAAGCCAAACGTGCTGGTGCGCTCTGGTAGAACGAGTTGGAAGTACCCCAACCTGCAGAATCCCCCTCGCAAGTCTGGATTCCGAGAGTGCTTCATACCTCAACCCGGTAACATCTTCTGCACTGTGGACTACAGTAGTATAGAGCTGCGGGCCTTCGCACAGGTCCAACTAGACTGGTATGGGAACAGCAGACTAGCAGAGGCTTTCCAGCGTGGGGTAGACCCTCATCTGCAGTTCGGGGCCAGTCTTATCGGTATGGAGCTGGAGCTTGCCAAAGAAGCTCTGAAGGACGATACCCACCCAGAGCACAAAGAAGTGAAGGAGGCTAGGCAGTTTGCCAAGATTGCCAACTTCGGATTCCCAGGTGGGCTGGCAGCAGAGACCTTCGTTGAATACTGCAACAACTACGGCAAGCACATCGACATTACCCGCGCTCGTGAGCTTCGTAAAGCGTGGCTCGATGAGTGGGAGGAGACACGCCAATACTTCGAGGACGTTAGCAGGATGACCAAACTGGATGGGACTATCGTGCAGTTGCGCTCTGGTCGAATCCGCGGGGATGTATCTTATACCTCTGCCTGTAACTCCTTCTTCCAAGGTCTTACTGCAGATGGAATCAAGTACGCTATGTGGGAGCTGTGTAAGCGTTGCTACACATCTTCGGTTCCTTTTGAGGGTGTGTACCCTTGGGTACTCATTCACGATGAGATCATCGCAGAAGGGCCAGAAGATACCGCACACAAGTGGGCACCTGCTATGGCAGAGCTGATGGTAAAGACTATGCAGGAGTACATCCCTGATGTTCCTATTGAAGCGGAGCCCGCTCTTATGCGAAGGTGGTACAAAGATGCTGCCCCTGTCTACGATGACAGTGGCAAACTTCTAGTGTGGGAGAGTCCAGATGAACGCAGAAAGAGTAGCTTCCCATCTTCTAATAGCCATTGACCCCGGTAAAAGGGTATGCGGAGTGTCTGTGTGGGGTTGCGAGCCTCACCAGACGCAGCTCCTGTATGCGTGCAGCATACGCCCTGGAGGTAATCTGCTCAATCTGCCCTCTCAAGTAGAGGACCTTTGGATTGAATATGTGGAAGGCTTTGACCAAGCTGCTCCGCAGTTTGTGTTTGAAGTCCCTAAATACTACGCAAAAAAACGCGCTACGTTTCGTGGGGTAGACGCGCTCTTTGACGTTCTTGATGCCTTCCAGAAGTATGGTATTCTGGTTAAAGACTACGTGTATCCAAACCAGTGGAAGGGTAACATACCTAAAAATGTCCATAGACGAAGGATAGAAAAAGCTCTAAGTAAATCCGAGCACAAGTGCGTAGACCCCGATGGCACTCACGATATGTGGGACGCTATAGGTATAGGTCTGTACGCCACAGGTCGAACAGGCAGAGCTGGGCTACCGACTAATTGATACGCTCTACAAGCCAGGTGTTTGGGGAGCTGCCAAAGATGTCTAATACATCATCAGCAAATACTAGCTCTCCATCCTCAATCCAAACAGCTTCTTTGGTATAGCCGCGCTTGCGGTAGAACTTCAGAAGGGCCTCTTGTGGATTCTTACCTTTCCACATGCCCATCGACATACCACCGAGGCTTTGGATGAGGTAGCTATTCATCTTTGTCTTTTGCGAGGTCACCCATGTTCTTCGCAAACTGGGCTTGCTTAATGGTTTCCTCGTCGTGTTTATCCTTATTGGCGAGCACCTCTCGTGCATACGCTTGAGCATCACCAGAGCCATCGGCTTTCGTAAACCCAGCACGCTTGGCTTTGGCTGTGAACTCGCCTACGGTGCCCTTTTCTTCCATGCGTTCCCGCGCTTCAGATAGCCCACCTTTTTCTTTTTTCATCGCCGCCTTCGCAGCCTTGCGATAGCGGTTAGCCATTAGTAGCCGCCTTTGCTTTCGGCTTTTTTAGGCTCTTTCTTTTTGCCTTTCTTCTTTTTCATCTTAGCCATAGTTGCCTTGGCTGCTTTCATGTAGCGATTCTTTTCCATAATACTTCCTATGGGATAGTCCCTGTGGGCGGTGAGCTGGGTTCAGTTACAAGGGTTGCAGCATCCATCATATCGAGACCCTTAACCCCGAATAATCCTGCTAAGATAACCAAGATAATAACCATAGTTTGAGGAGTAAGTAAAGACTGCATCCACTTCTGCTTTTGCAAGTTAGCATCCGCTTCCTGCTTTTCCCGCTCCGCTCGGTACTTTCTAGACTCCTCGGCACGCTTTTCATCCGCTTCCATGCGGGCTTTCATAATGTCTTTCAGCTCTATCTGGGAGGTGCAGAGAGTATTAAAGCGTTCTTGTTGTCGCTCATCTTGGTGGTCAAGAGTCAACTGCAACTTGGAAGTGTCTACTTTTAATGTGTTCACATCATTCTCCAGACTAGCAATCCGTTTACCGTGGATGGTAACAGTATCTTCTACGTTAGTCATTGGGCACTCTCCAGCCACTCTTGTACGCCTGTTATATTGAGGCTACATATGTGAACAGCACGATTGGAGTATATCCTGTTTGCCCATGTTTGTGTTACCTTGTCTGCCCAATTAGGCCCTGGGTTTTCGATTTCCCGCAAAGGACCTATCTGATTCCAGCCGCATCCATTTAGAGACGCATTACTTTCTAACGTAAGAATCTTCCCAGAAGGATCGTCAGCTAACACTATGTAACTGTGCCCACCGGTCTCACTAAACGTCTGCACTAACCAAGGCCCAGGTGCAGACGGTTGGGGCTTTCCCATGCCCCATTCCATAATTACCTTTGGACCGTAATCAGGTGCAGGAGCTACTCCCGTAGGAGCCTTGCCAGAGACCATCCATTTGGACCATTGGTCTCCTACAAACTTAATGCTGGGATAGACGTTATGGAAGGCTGTGCTCAAGAGCCATGCTGTAAAAAGCACACAGTTGCTGGTCTCTTGACCTATACGTTTTAAGGCAACCCCAGGTGGGTTGCTAGGGCATTGAGCCCCGGACAATATGTAGGTTTGAGGGAACAGGTACGGAAACAGCTCGGCTACTTTGGAAAACTCTACAGACCCAAGTTTTTGTGCGGGCGTTTCTAGAGCTGCCCAAGTAGCAGGTCCTACTATACCATCCGCGGTGAGGCCCTTAGCCGATTGAAAAGACTTAACGGACTTCTCCGTACCGGAGCCGAACACTCCATCCACACCCGTAGAAAACCCCTGCTCATTTAGGAGTTCTTGACAGAGCCTAACATCTGCGCCTGTAGAGCCTTTTCTGATTGTGCTGGGCATATCTCTTTCTCTTTCTAATAGGGCTGCACGCTGCTTTCTTATGTACCAGTAATCCACCATCTAATTCAAGCGAGAATCCCGCTTCTTGGGATAATTGTGAGGAACGCCCTTCTTTCGACCGCCCTCGCCTTTTCTTCCCCTGTTCCTGCTGGCTTTCTCTAGTTTAACAGAACCATCCGGTTGATGGGAAACGTCCTTGCCGTCGCCTTCTTTTCCCATCTTGTAGTTAAGACGACCCAACATAGCTCGTTGCAACTTGGCTTTTTTGCTATTTGGGTCGTAAGCCACTATTCTTCCCCGTCTAACTTGCCTTCTTCTTTCATTCGGTCGTATACCTTCTGCACTGGACCTTTAAGAATACCACGGGCAATCGCTTTAATAATGATACCGTCAACTGCCTCAAGCGCAGCAGACACAAAGAAGGGTAGTCCCTTCCACTCCAAGAAGTCGTCAGCTCGCTCGGCCAAATCGTCGATGACTTCTTTCATTTTTTCTTCGCCGGGGATTACATCCGATGCGATGTCTAGAATAAGCTCCTCGGCTATGGGCTCCATCTTCTCCCACTTAATCCCTAAAAAGGGGCCTCGTTCCTCCCGCCGCTTAGCCCTGCGTTCTTTACGCAGTGCTCGCTTTTCATCGGGGGTTAGGGTCTGGCGTTCTTCTTTACTTAGTAGTGGCATTGTATTCTCCTATTCAGACTTATCTAAAATCTTTTGTAGTCTTTCATGTTGGCTAGTGTGCATCGCAACAGCCTTCTTCAGCTCTCCGATAATTTCTTTAACTACAGCTTTCTCGGATTTGCTCAAATCCATAGCTTTCTTAGCTGCTTTCTTTCGCATATCTTCCATACTCATGCGTACCCCTTCTTACCTTTGTGCAATCCATGTTTAGCATACTGCTCACCTTTTTTGGTAGCTTCTCTTTTCTTTTTGTTAGCCTCGGCTAGTTTTTTCTTCCCGGCTTTTGAAGATTTCAAAGAAGCGATTGTCGCAGAAGGCGCATAAACCTCTCCAGTTTCTCCAGACGGTTTACCACTGGGAGTACGCCATTTCTGGTCTGACCATTTTTTCAAACTCTTTTGAGCTGCTGCTAAACGCCTTTTGTGAGTGGGCATTACTTGTATCCCCCACCAGCCTTTTTGTATTGAGAGGCCAGCATCTGGGCTTTCCTAGCACTCCACTCACCCGCTTTTCCACCTTTGCTACCGGCTTTTATTCTATAGAATAAACGCTTTCGCATAGTGGGCTTTGTGTAGTTACCGGATTTATTTACTGTAGACGTAGCTGCTTCAGATCTTTTTGAATTAGAAGGCATGTTACCACTTCACCTTATCCGCCCAGTAAGCGGCTGAAGATTT